TCACGCGATATTCACCAGTTCAGCAAAAGCGCCTTGTGCCATATTTGTGCCATTCCCCGCCAGGAATGAGTCGATTTGCATGGCATGCTGCGTCAGGTGATTCGGTGCCAGATGTGCATAACGCTGCACCATCTCGATACTTTCCCACCCGCCCATTTCCTGTAGCGCACTGAGTGGCACGCCGGACTGCACAAGCCAGCTTGCCCAGGTGTGCCGCAGGTCATGGAAGCGGAAATTTTCTATTCCCGCCCGCCTTAACGCTGCGCGCCATGCCGTGTTAGCATCAGACCGCATTTTGCGCACCGCCTTTGTTCTCGTTCCATCCGGGCGAACGGATGATTCAGTGTGAACAAAGACCCACCGGTTATGTTTCCCCAGCTGCTCCCGCAGCACCTTACAGGCCGATTCGTTCAGGGCGACCCCAATCGCCCTTCCTGCTTTCGCGTCCTCGGGGTGAATCCACGCGACCTTCCTCTGCATATCAATTTGCGACCACTCCAGATCTGTGATGTTCGACCTGCGCAGCCCCGTCGCCAGTGCAAAAATAACAACTGGCTTCATATGCTCGGGAAGCTCCCGGATCAGGTTCGCCGCTTCCTCTTTGGTTAGCCAGCGAATACGCTTATTTTTCGGCACCGGGCATTTGATGTTCGGCGCTTTGGCTATCCATCGCCATTCGTTGGCCGCGCATCGTAACAGCGCCCGGATGAAAGCAAGGTGCGTCGCCTTCGTCGCCAGCGACGCTGGTTTATCCTTGAATTCAGGAACCGGCTTACCTCTTCGCAGCAGGCTGTCCCGTTTAGCCTCCCAGTTCATTCGATGTTTGCGATTAACCATCGAACTCACCGCCGACAAGATCCTGTCTTCCGTGATTGCTGACAGGTCCATTCCTTTGAAGTGCATCCTCCAGAATCCGATCCGGCTTTTGTCATCGTCCAGGCTTTTCTTGTGCTGCTTTTCGTTAAGCCAGCGAACGCACGCTTCATCAAACGTTCGCGGCTTAAACTCCCCCATCTTATCAACTCGCCATGCTTCAGCTTTCAGCTGATCATAGAGCTCCTGCGCTTGCCTTTTGTCCGTTGTCCCAAGAGACCGTCTAATTCGACTTCCACCAGGCGTAACGAAGTCGCAGTGCCACGTACCGGCACGTTGTTTGATTGACATGCTTTATCCTCCTGCACATCAACCGCATTCACGGGTTGATTGTGGATCGGGTTCTTCACTGCCGCAATACAGTCTGTTTTGCAGATCAGGTATGGGCTTTTTTTCTTATGTGGATTTTTTCGGGTAGCAGCCAGGCGACCGGACTTTATCCACTGGGCAATCGTGCCTTTATCCACTTTAAGGAAGGCGGCGGCCTCATCTCTGGTAAATACTTCTTCGTCCATCGATGTTCTCCAGTGGCCCCAGTCGGGGCCGTCATTGTTATTCAGTGTGCCTGTGCTGGCAGGTTTCGAAGTTTACGAACGCCGATCATTGCTGTGGCGACATAGCTGGTGGCCCGGTTGACGACTTCGACGGTGACCTTCATGCCATCCACCTCAACGGTGTAATTTGTCTGGTGCTTCTGCCTGCCGTAATCGCCATATTTTGCGTGGTGCGTCGCCAGCGCAACATCGCAAGCGCGGCGACCAATAGGTGATTGCTTACTGCGATTAATCAGCTTCATCATCACTGCACTCCCAAAGTGGCTACGACATCACTCGCTGTTTCGCGGGTGTTGCCTTTGCTGGATATAGCCCGGCGAGCACTGACGCGGTACAGCGTGAAGCCGTGCTGTTCGTAAAGTTCAATTACGCGCGGAGCGGTAGAATTGCTGATCACCACTTTTGCCCCCCGCTGGTGGGCTGCCACACAGCTTTCCGCAAGCTCTACCTGGCTATCCCATGAGAACCCACCAGCCGCGTAGTTAGTGAAACCAGCGGTGCCGGGCAGCGGCTCATAAGGCGGATCGCAGTAAATGACGTCACCATCACCTGCCAGCGCGAGCGTGCGCCTGAAGCCTGCATTCATGAATACGCATGAGTGAGCCTTCCGCTTAAATGCCTTGATCTCTTCTTCCGGGAAATATGGTGCTTTATATTTCCCAAAGCCGACGTTAAAAAAACCGTGCAGGTTATAACGGATCAGGCCGTTGAAGCAGTGCCGGTTGAGATAAAGGAATGCTGCTGCGCGCTCGACCGCATCCAGCCGCTGCGCGTTGAATGCTTGACGAATTTCCGTATAGTTTTCGGCATCATTCAGATGCCTGAATGCCTTCATTGCCTCATAGATCACCGAGTCGGGAACAACCGCCAGCATCTGATACAGGTTAATCAGGTCAGCGTTGACGTCAGCCAGAAGGAAGCGTTCGTGCTTGTCTGAGTTAAGGAACACCGAGCCGCCACCCACAAAAGGCTCAATAAGGCGTTTACCTGCGGGGATCAGGCGATCCAGTTCCGGCAGCAGCGAATATTTGCCGCCAGCCCATTTAAGGAACGGGCGCTGCCAGCTGCGCAGCGCCGGTTCTTCTATGGGCATCGCCGCAGCTCCACTGCAAACAGAGCCGTATCTCATGCTGCGACCTCAAAGCTCTTTGCCGTAATAGCTTGGATTAGTCTCACCGAAGCAGCTTTTTGTGAAGCAACGCTGGCAATAACCGTCGCTCTATCTTTTTCAGTGCTGGCGCAGACACCGGACCAGGATGAAATGAGGAAGAAATTCTCCAACTCACTCATAGTGGAATTATTTACTAACTCCTCAATCATCTGCACAATGATGTGTGCAGGGCGATGCCGTAGTAGTTCCTGCATTGCGTAGCCAAACGCATTGATCATCACCGCGTGGAACTGGATGTAATCCCGCTTATATTCAGCAGGCGTACAACCATGCCTAATTCCCTCGATGGCTGTTAGCTTGAGCCATGCCTCCCAAATGTCATAGATGTCACTAGTAGCAAGCTCATCCCCATTGCCAGAGAATTTTGCAGTTGCATCACTCAGGGGTTTGAAGCTAATCCAGAGATCGCTTTTCGCCGGAACCACGTTGTGTTCAAAGTCTGTTATTTCTGAGAACACGGCATGGGATGACAAAAACGAAACCATATCTTGAGCAATTTTATCCCTACCGTTATAGGCCATATTGATGGCCGCTGATGGCTTCGATACGTTGTTGTTGATGTCGGAAAAGAACTGCTGGCGCGTTTTGAGCGGCAGTTGGTGTGTCAGCATCATTGGGATGTGAATAGGCTCTCCGTAAGTGCGGCAGAACTCCGCAATGCCTGCGGCGCGATGCTGACCGTCAAACAGTTTAATCTCCGCATCCATTGGGAATCGCGCGACACCCACATTCGTATTGCCAAACTCTTCGAACTCAATGAGTGAGTCGCAGTTTCCAACCAGCGGCGGGATGATGAACGGCTCTTTTTTCTCGTAAGCTGTTCGCAGGTACTCATAAAACTTCTTCGCACGTGCTGGATTGAGTTCTCGCTGAGAACGCTCAAGCGTATTGCCGTGGTTATCTGATGCCAGAACGCGAGTTAGCGCGCGCGCTGGGACTGTCATCATCAACACAACCGTATTTCCCTGTAAACCTCTTGATGCCGGGAATTCAAAGAAATAGTCACCAATTTTGCTCATGCTTCCGTCCTCTAACATTTAATTCTTCAACATGGGATGGCGCACCGCGCCAACCCTGATTTCGTCCTGCGCGTGCGTCATAGCGCATAGATAGAGTGAGAAGGGAACGGGAGACCAATCGGCGCAAATGGGATATCGTCGTCAAAGTCGACCGGTGGCTGACCGCTGTTCTGCTGCAAGCGAGACTGTGGTGCGCCGCCAGTCTGATTTGCATAAGGGTTACCGCCATGTTGGGCATTGCGCGGGCCAGAGAACTGCGCGCCGCCGTGGATACGTTCGTCCTTATCCTTCATCGACAGTTCAAGCGCGGCGATCGCTTCTGCCGGGGCATTTTCAGCGTGCTCGGCGTAGGTTTTACGTGTCCCTGGCTGGAAAACGTGGCGCACTTCGAACTTGTAGCCGTCGCCGCCGTCGTTTTTGGTGTACAGCACCTTCTGGAGGAACAGGCCCACCTTTTTGCCAACCAGTGCCGGGCAGTGCCATTCGATGCCGTTTTGGCCCTGTACCTGCTGCGGTTGCGCCTGTTTGACCTGGGCGACCCACATCAGCGCTGATACCAGCCCCATGCCGAAAGTCTGCTGGCCGTCTTTGCCGAGGAAGTTAATGCGCAGGAAATTCGCCTTGAGCCCGTTGGAATCCAGGCTCAGTTCGAGCGCCTGGGACTGGCTGCCATCTTTCCCGAAGGTGTACACCGCAGAAACGATTTCGCCCTCGTAAGCGCCGGTTTCGCTGATCCCGCCTGTTGCGCCAGCTTTCTTCGCCATCTCAGCAGTTTCGTTGTTCCACATAAAAGTCATTGGTTGGTTCATCGTTAATTCCTCAGAGTTACAATTCGGTCATAAATTCGGTGATAGCCACGTCTACGGCGTGGAGGTCGTTGTCCATTTCCGTCTGATCAGGGAACAGGTCAGGCGGTGCTTTGGCGGTGTCGTTGTCATCGCCTTTGATGAGAAAGACGTGTTTGCCGTCCTTCTTGATGGCGCGCAGCACGATGGAGAAATAGCCCTCTGGCGTCAGCTTTTCGTTGAGCATCTTTCCGGTAGTCTTCATGCGGATCTTTCCCTCGGTCTCTTCGGTGTGAGCCAGGAAATAAACGCGGAAGTCGTCCGGCAGTTCGGTGGCCGCCATGATGATTCGCCAGATGTGATCTGCCATTTCGGTGAACTTGGCATAGCCGGTCTGGTACGCGCGGTTCATGTTTTCGTGCTGCATGACCACCTGGAAATCGTCGATGATCAGGACGCGGCGCGTTTTCGACTGCACCATGCGATAGATGGTGTCCAGCACCGTTTCCCAGTTATCCGAGCGCAGAACGTTACCGCGCTGTTTGCTTCCGTCTGGCAGCAGCTTGCCGTGAAGTTTCCAGCCCGCAGACTTGAACGGCAGCATTTTGGGGATGCACTGGAGCAGCATCACATCGTCCGGATTGAAGTTGCGCAGGCTGTAGGACTTGCCCGCGCCAGAATCACCGAGGATCAGCACTGGAGTACCCATCATTTACCCCCGCTCAGCCAGTGTTCAGCCGTAAACAGCACGTCTTCGTCGTCGCTGTTGGCAACGAGCCAGCGCAGGTAACCCGGTTCTGTTTTTGCCAGCTCTGCGAACGGGACGCCTTTATGCTTACCGAAGCGGAGCGCATGCAGCAGGGAAGGGTTATTGGAGATGGCCCGCATTTCGCCCATCGTCCATTTCGCCAGGCGGCCCATATAGAGCAACAATTCGGCGGTGACGTAGCAGTCATACAGCGCGCGGTGGGCGTAAAGCCCTTCCGGTACTTCCGGTTTCAGCCCGAGGCTGTAACGCAGGTACTGGTTACTGTGGCTCTTGTGCTCCGGCAGGAGCGAACGCGCCAGCTTGGCGGTGCAGATCCACGGCGCATCAATCTGCGGCAGCTTGGATTTGTCGAACTTCGCGTTGTGAGCGACGTAGGCATCAGCCCCCAGATAGCGGCCAATTACTTCACTGAGCAGCGGCGCGCCTTCCACCATGTCTTCGGTGATATGGTGAATAGCCATGGCCTCAAAACCGATCGCCACGCCTGGCTTAACGAGGTCGCTCATTGGGTTGCAGATCACACCATCGACAATATCGACGCTGGCGATTTCCACCACGGTTTCCGGGCCGCCTTCCAGCCCTGTCGTTTCGGTATCAATGACACGCAGCATTATTAATCCCCTGTGTTCTGTAATCACAAACTGCATCGAAGTGCGCGAGCTGGTGGGCGATGGCCTCAAGGTCAGCTGGCGATAAGTGGTACATCAGGCACAGCAGCGCGATAAGGTTCATGGCTTGCTGTTGGTTTTCGGAGCGCATCGCTTTTTCTCCTGTTCTGGAAGCCCGGCACCGTGGAGGCTGCCGGAATCAATTCAGTCTTTCGGATTGAGCTTTTCTGTCAGTTCTGCCACACAATCACGCCCGGCCTTTTTGTATGCTTCGGCTGCATTGCCGTCATACTTGTCGTCTACTGCCTGTTCGAACTGCTCGATGGAACCGAAGAAGCAACCAGCGGCGATCCGAAACTCTTTGCCGGTCCACATAGCGAAGATGGTACGGCTGGAGTAACCGCAGTTTTCACGGTAAGAAACGTTCGTGATCTTCTCCGGGCGCAGGTAGAGCGAGCCGCCCACGGTCAGATTGTCCGGCAGCGCGGTGATGCTGGTGCCTTCCAGGTCGAGCGAGCCGCCCACGGTCAGATTGTCCGGCAGCGCGGTGATGCTGGTGCCGCGCAGGTAGAGCGAGCCGCCCACGGTCAGATTGTCCGGCAGCGCGGTGATGCTGGTGCCGCGCAGGTAGAGCGAGCCGCCCACGGTCAGATTGTCCGGCAGCGCGGTGATGCTGGTGCCTTCCAGGTCGAGCCAGCCGCCCACGGTCAGATTGTCCGGCAGCGCGGTGATGCTGGTGCCTTCCAGGTCGAGCCAGCCGCCCACGGTCAGATTGTCCGGCAAGGCGTCGACGCCGCTAACATCTTCCAGATCTAGATTGTGGGTGACGGTAATATTCCCGTTATCGGAAACAGTGTGCTGAATATCGTTTTTAACGAGGTACTTAATTAAGTCGAACATTGCTGATCCTTAAATTTTGGGTGTAACAATCCTGTCGCTTTAATAGCCGACCATTCGGTTAAATTCGGTTATGCTGGTGGTGTCAGCCCTGCGATTCGCCGCAGAACGGGCAGAAACTCATTTTTACGTTGGTTTCCAGGCGGTTCAGGTTTTTAGCCATTTCGCCGTTTTTCTTTTTGGCCCGGTACGCCAGTTTGTATTTCAGCATCACAAACAGTTTGCCTTCGGAAAGAGAAAGAACCTGATTATCCCAACCGGTATCAAAAGTGCTTTCGCTTACTTCAGCACCTTCCGGAACCTTCTCTTTCAGTCGCGCTTCGATCTGAGCACCGACCTCATTAATGCAGTTGCACATCCCTTATCCCTCAAAATTTCGCGTCATAACCCGCTGGCGTTTCGTCAGCGTGAATGATGCCTTCGACTGGATAGCAGTTAGTGACGCCCATTTGCTCACTCGCTGCCGCTTCACATTGCTGCTGATTGTCGAAAATACCGACAACAGCGTCCTGGTAATCACCGTTCGTCATGGTGATGGTCAGCACTAATGCGTACAGGGCTCCCATCAGTGAGTCCCCGCAGGTACAAGATTTGGTTCGATGGTGCATGAGGCATAAGGGCGGCGAATGTTGCGCAGATTGCCCTGCGGTTCGTGCCAGTAGGTGCCGTCGCGGTAGTCGTAGGAAACCCGCCATGCTGCGCCGGTGCGACTGTTGCGCATGACGACTGCACGACCGTTGTTTGGTACTGCGTGGTTAGTTTTCATCTCATCCCCTTGCCGTCTTCCCGGCTGCCAGAACTTTTACCCGGGCATTCGCGTTTGAATGCGTTGTTTGGATGAGATGAATTTAGCGCAATGCTAAATTATCAGCAATAGCTAAATGCTAAATTATTTTTTAATGTAATTTAGCATATTGTTTTAAAAGGAATTATATTTTGCAGGTTGCTATGATTTGGACATAAAAAAACCCGCTCAAAGGCGGGTTTGTTGAATCTTATGATTTACGGTATGTTCAATATTTTTGCATCGACAACAACACCAATAATCTTACAGTTGCCATTAATCTCGATCATTGGGTACTGAGGATTGAGGGGCTTAAGGAAGCGCCTACCGGCATCGATGACTAGCTTTTTAAAGGTGACTTCATTGTCACCTTCCAGTTTAGCAACAACCAACTTTCCATTGATTGGCTCGACTTCTGGGTCGATAAGAATTGCAGCCCCTTCCGGAAGGCTTAATCCAACTGGAGCTGTCATGGAGTCACCGCGAACATCAAGCCAGAAGGAATCTTCAGAACATTCAACCGTTGTATCATACCAGCGATCTATAGCCCTTCTATGATACGGTTCTACCGCCTCCATCCACTGACCTGCGCTCACCCAACTGATCACAGGGAAACTCCCTCGAACATCATTCACGCCTCGGTAAGTTACGTTAGATTCATTAACTTGATTGTGCAGGACATCCATCCAGCCAAACGGCAGATTTAAGGCGCTTTCAATTTTTCTCGCCATCTTGTCGCCAATATTTCTATTTGGATTGTCACCCATTAGCTGGCTAAGAGTGGCCGGACTGGTATCTATAGACTCAGCAAACTGGGCCTTTGACATACCGGAATCCCGCTGTCTCTCTTCAAGAAGCGCTTCTAAATTGGCTTTTCTGATCTCTTTATTTTCCATCCCACCATGATCGGTCATTTTAGCAGAATGATAAATATGCAAATTGCTAAATACATCTTGCGCAAGATTTAGCATAACGCTAAACTCCTTTTTGTTAACTGATCTTGGAGAAACACATGTCAAACGAACTTCTTCGCTGGCGTAAAGGCGCTACTGGTGCTGAATGGTCTGCTCTGGCTGCACTTGCGAAAACCACTACTGGTTATCTTGATCAGATTGCCTATGGAAACCGAAGAGCATCACCAGAGAAAGCGAAGGCTATCGAAGACGCCACTCAGAATTTCCACAGCCAGCCTCCTGTATCAAAGGAGAGTCTGGTATTCGTCGAAACAAGAAATTTGGCGAACTAAACACGTACAGGAGTATCACCAATGGAGAACGCAATCGCACGAAAGTTAGACCCGCCAGTTATCAATCAGGTTGAGATCGAAAGCGTCCTGCTCAACCGGCTTGCATCAGTGGGTCAGAAGTCTTACGCCGAGCATATGGGCATCAGCGAGTCGACGGCCAGCAGGCGTAAAGCCGAAGGGCATTTCAGCACCATGGCGAAAGAGCTGGCCTTCCTGGGTATTCAGGCCGCGCCACCGGAAGCGGTGCTGGTTTCGCGTGAATACCTGGCCTCAGTCGAAACGCTCGCTGATATCGGGCTGAAAGCCGAACGGGCAAGGCCGGGTCCGCTGGGGTGGGATTAAGCCATGAACCATATCGAATTCATCGAAAAGCATGTGCGTGAAGAACTGCTGAAGCTCGGTTTCTCTCTGGCGGTGGCTCAGGGGGGGGCGTTCCAGGCTGTTGACATGTACAAGCGCATGAGTCAGGCAAGCAGGAAAGGGAAGATTTTTGATGATGTTTTACGGCACGCAAAGCTGTGGGCGGAGAAGCAGCAGTTACCCGCTGACCGCTTTGAGAAGCGAAAAGTTAAACGGAACGCCCAGCCGTGCCTGTTCTGAAAAGGCGAAAGCCGCTGTGCGTCAACACAAGCGGCTCTCAGGTGCAACAAACGTGAGTAAATTGCGAGGTCAATTCTAATGCCAAAGCGCAAAAAGTACCAGGAAAATGAGGAACGACGCCTTCAGGATTCCCCTGATGGGCTGGTGGTCGCCGCGTCAAAAAACAGGGCGTTCGCTGAACGTCTGGTTGGCGTGATCCGTCTGGCTCTGGCTACATCAGGAGTGAAAAATGGGCGTCGTTAAGTTAGCAGACTACCAGCCTCAGCGTGAGGTATTGGAGAGTAAAGTGGCGAGTCTTGATGACGGGTACATGCGTATTGCTACCAGCATCGGAAAGCTTAAGCCAAAACTGAAACTTGCAGGCCGTGAACATCAGGTTCTGGATGCCGTTATCTACTGCACCTTTGGCTGGAATAAGTCAGAGGACAAGGTAACAAATACATATCTGGCTGATGTGACCGGCCTGGATGATTCGGATGTAGCGGCTGCCCTGAATGTTCTAGCAGAACGCAGGATTATTAATCTGCGTAAAGTGGGTGGGTTCAAGCTGGTAAGCGTTAACGTAAGCATTGATAAATGGGTTCTCAATAAGACACCAAAAAAATCACCCAAAAGGTTGGGCGGAACTACCCAAAACGTTGGGCGAAAAGAGGTTTTGAATTGGGCGAAATCACCCGACACCCTAAACAGTCTTACCAAAGACAATATAAATACCCCCCAACCCCCAGAGGGGGAGTGTGTCGGGCAGGAAGAAAAACCTGTCACAAAGAAAACTCAGATCGACTACCAGGCGGTGCTGTCTGCATACAACACCACCCTGGGAGACCGCCTTCCCCAGGCAGAGGCACTAAACGACAAACGTCGCCGTGCTATCAAACGCCTGCTGACCGAACTGAAAGAGCCAACCGTCGAGGCGGTGGAGAATTACTTCGCCGCTTTCGCTGAGCGAGCACCAAAGTTTTACTTCGGTGAGAACGACAGAGGCTGGCGCGCCAGTTTCGATTATCTGTTGCGCTCTGACACCCTGCTGAAAACCAGGGAGAAAGCGCTATGACCGACATGAACATGATCCCGCAGAACATCGAAGCCGAACAAAGTGTGCTGGGCGGCATGATGCTGGATAGCGGTAGCGATCGCTGCCAGACCGCCATGTCGATGCTCAAACCAGAATCGTTCTACATCCGCCCCCACCAGGTGATTTTCGCCGAGATGCGGGAGCTGGCAGCCAACCAGAAGCCTATCGACCTGATCACCCTGATTGAGTCGCTGGAATCTAAAGGGCTTGGCGAGCAGGCTGGTGGCTTCGCTTACATGGCCGAGATATCCAAAAACACTCCCAGCGCGGCGAACATCGTTCACTACGCCATGCTGGTGCGCGAGAAAGCCATGGAGCGTTACGGCATTGACAAGCTGAACAGCGCCACCGAGCTGCTGTATTCCCGCAACGGGATGACCACCAGCCAGAAGTTTGACGCTATTCAGACCCTGTTCACTGATATCGCTGACTACGCGAAAACCGGTAACCGCCGGGGGCTCCGCGAGTTTTCGGAAGTGATGGGCGACTGGGTGGACGAGGTGGAAGCGCGCTGGAGCGACTCAGACGCAACGCGTGGACTGTCGACGGGGATTGGCTCGCTGGATGACCTGCTGCAACCGAAAGGACTGGTTAAAGGCGCTCTGATGGTGATCGGCGCACGTCCGAAGATGGGTAAAACCACGCTGTATAGCCAGCTGGCCGTCAACTGTGCCGAAGTTGAGCAGCTCCCCGCGCTGATGTTTAGCCTCGAAATGCCGGATAAGCAGATTGTGGAGCGCATGATCGGGCAGGTCAGTCGCGTGAATACCGACGTGTTTTATGGCGATCGGTACGACGACGCGCAGGTGGCAATGGCTTTTGCCGCTGGTGGACGTCTGGCCCAGACCGGAAACCTTTACGTCGACGACACGCCCGGGATCACGCTGGCGCACATCGTCGCAGAGTCACGCCGCATTAAACGCGAACGCGGCGCTGTCGGCATGGTGCTGGTGGACTACCTGACCCTGATGACCGCAGACAAGGCTGACCGTAACGATCTGGCCTACGGGATTATCACGAAGGGGCTGAAGAACCTGGCGAAGGAACTGAACTGCATCGTGGTGCTGCTTACCCAGCTGAACCGCGATCTGGAGAAGCGTACCAACAAACGTCCTATGCCGAGTGACTCCCGCGATACCGGGCAGATTGAGCAGGATTGCGATTACTGGATCGGCATTTACCGCGAAGGCGCATACGACGAAAACGCAGATCAGGCGGCTACCGAATTGCTGTTGCGCCTGAACCGCCACGGCCCGACTGGCGTTGTTTATTGTGACCAGCGTAACGGTGCGATCTACGACTGTGACCAGGCTGCTGCTGAGCAGAAACGCCGCGCGAATGATGCCAGGCCCAACAAAAAGAGGGAATTTTGATGAAAATTTACATTGCTGGGCCAATGACCGGCATCCCGAAATATAACCGCCCTGCGTTCCATTTTGAGGCTATGCGCCTGGCTTCGGAAGGCCATGTGGTGTTAAACCCCGCGACGCTTCCCGATGGCCTGAGCCAGCCAGAGTACATGGATATTTGTCTCGCAATGCTCCGCTGCGCTGACGGTATTTTCCTGCTGTCCGGCTGGCAGAACTCCGCAGGCGCAAAAGCGGAACACGCTCTGGCTCAAAAGCTGGATCTGGAAATCATTCATCAGGAGAACGCGGCATGACCAACAAAACCAAAGAACTCGTAGCTGCCGGGCATGCGCTGGCGAAAGATCTGCATTGCGCTGAGTCTGCCGCGCTGGTGCGCGAACTGGCGACGCAGCTGGATGTGCAGCGTGCTCGCGCTGATGTGTTGGCTGACGCAGAGAAGCAGAACGCCCAACTGAAAGACGAGAACGAATACATCCGCAATCGCTTCAAAGAGCTTGATCGGATGTTCGGTAAGAACCTGCTTGTGATGAAAGCGGCGGTTATCGACTGGCGCACCACCGGCGACGCCAAGAACGGGATGGCATGGATTTTTAACACCCTGCTTGGTCCCGGCGAGCTACCCAACGAGGGCGAGAAAGACGCTCAGGCCTATTTTGACCGCGAATACGCACCACTCGACAAAGAGTTGATGGAACTTCACCAGTGGTTTTGGGATCGCCATAAGCGCATTGAATCCAAAGGTCTTGATATTCAGGAAGGTGCCGCATGAACAGAATCACCGAAGGCAAAAAATACTGCTATCGCTACCATGACGGGAACGACAGCGAAGGCCGCCCGATCGTCACTTTGTGGAAGCGCGTAATCATTCGCGAGACAGAGAAGACTTTCTGGCATGTCGAAGATATGCCGTACATGACCAATGAGCAGCTTATTAAATACCGGACCGGTGGGCAGCCAGCCAACCAGAAATACCATGTTAAACGCTGCCTAAAAGGTGCTGATCGCTCCAGTTACCATTACACCATGGAAGAGGCTTTACAGGCATTTGTTCGTCGCAAAACCCACCAGATTAGCAAGATTCAGCTCGCAGAAGAAACAGCGCGCCTGTGTCTTGCCGGTCTTCGTGAAGCCGGGATCATTTCCGAGGGATATCGCTGTAAGGTCGAAAAATTGCCGGATAGCGATATATTCCTCGCTGCCAACCAGCCGGGGCCGATTGCATCAGAATATAGCTGGGGAGAATACTGATGGCTGATAAATTTCCACCAGCAAAAGGGCCGAAGGTGCCGCCTATGCAACCACGCATCACCATCAATATCGGCGAGTCGGCATCATCGGCGCAATTACGCAGATTGATACGTGATCGGCACGCTGCATGGTCACACGAAACCTTTGGTGATGTTGGCCCAATCGGTCCGCTGAAACACCTTGCGAAAGAAGCGCTGGAGGCAGCCGCCGCGCCAGATGATTTATCCGAGTGGGCGGATCTCCAATTTCTCTTGTGGGATGCCCAGCGGCGCGCCGGTATATCTGACGGCGAAATCACAGCAGCGATGGAAGAAAAGCTGAAAGTGAACATGGCGCGCCAGTGGCCTGAGCCGAAGGACGGAGAGCCGCGCCAGCATATTAAGCCAGCGCCGCAGCCAGTACCTGATTCTGTGATCAGCGCGGCAGTAAATGGAATTATGGCAACTTATGCCGACAATGAGGAAGGTTGCCGGGCAATGGTACGCACACATGTTGAACAAGCCTGTCGTGCCGCTATTCAGGAGTCCGGTCATGGCTAAATCTGCCGCTGAACGCAAAGCCGCCCAGCGAGCCCGGCAAGCTGCTGCTGGCGGGCGTAAATTTGAGCTCATACTTGATACGCAGGAACTGGAGATGCTGGAGCGCAATTGTGCATCACGCCGCCCGGGGAGAGCTCCGTATGAAATGAGCGAATACGTTGCGATGCTGATTCGCCAGGACGATGCTCGCGTTCGTGGGCGCATCAAGTCAATCAGCGCGAACCGCTGCGGTAAATGCGGCGATGCGCTGCCAGTTAAGTCGTGCCCGTGCGACGGTGATTCGCAATGCTGGGTTACGCGTGGCTGGCACGAAACCAAATTAGCAGTGTGACATGTCACAATGGAATCAATAACATACAAGCCTCTTCGGAGGCTTTTTTTGTCGGCGTTAAATTGCTTTTGCCACAACGCCCAGCCATAATATCCCTGTCAGCCTGAACAACTGACACCCGGACATTCGCGCCACGGAGAACACCATGGCGCAGCACCACCAGCTTAAACACAATCGCCTGACGTTATCCGACGTCAGCGATTTGTCGTATCTGTCGCTTAACCTCTTCGGGGGTGACGCGTGAGCCAACAATTCCACCTCGTTAGCGAAAGCGTCAAGCAGAACGCTATCAACTACATTCGTCAGTTGCCGGTCGACAGCAAGCGCCCGCTGATACTCGACGTCAAAGAGTCGACGCGCACCGCTATTCAAAACCGCAAGATGTGGCCGCTCCTGAAAGACCTTTCCGACCAGGTTCTCTGGTTCGGCAATAAATATGACTCCGACGACTGGAAAGACCTGATCACCGCGCTGGTGGCAAAAACCAAAAAGCAGGAACAGCGAATGGCCCCTGGGCTTGATGGCGGCGTCGTGATGTTCGGCCAGCGCACCAGCAAAATGACCATTCCTCAGATGGTCGAAGTCATTGAGACGATTTACTGGTTCGGCACCCAGCAGGGCGTCACCTTCAGCGAACAATCCCGCAATGAAATCGAGTGGGCAAAGCGTTGGGGGGACAGCAATGCGAAATAACCCCAGTCAGAAAACCTATCGCAGCAAAAAATGGCTCGCTGCTGTCGGGCAGATCGAACAGTGCGTGTTATGCGGTTCGTGGGGGACGCAGGTAGCGCATCGCAATGAAGGCAAAGGCATGGGCCTGAAAGCTGATGATTGCGCCACGGCGGCGATCTGCGTTTGCTGCCACGACAGCATAGACAACGGAAGCAAGCTATCGCGCGACGAACGCCGCCAGCTGATGGACCGCGCTATCGTTCTGACCGTTATACAGATCGCCCGACTTGGGCTGGTGGTGCCTGCATGAAAATTTACGATATCACCCCGATCGGCAAGCCCCGCATGACCCGCGCCGACAAATGGAAAACACGGCCTGCGGTCATGCGTTACCGCGCATTCTGCGATGAAGCACGTCTGCGCAAAATCAATCTCCCTGAGTCCGGCGCGCATATCACCTTCGTTATGCCAATGCCTCCGAGCTGGAGCAAAAAGAAGCGTGAACAGCTCAACGGCAAGCCGCACCAGTCAAAACCAGACTGCGACAACATGCTTAAAGCACTGATGGATGCCCTGTTTGATGATGATTCCAGTGTCTGGGATTGTCGCATTACAAAGCTATGGGGCGAGAAAGGCCAGATCATCATTCGGGAGAACGGACAATGACACGCACCGACATTAACAATTACCAGAAAGCGTCTGTTGAGCGTACCAACCCGCAAAACGCCTGGGTGACGCTGGCAGCAGCACCACGCAGATCTTACCTGGGGAAATACCGCCGACTGACACCATCGCAAAGCCGTTGGGTTCGTTCGTTGCTGAACCACTGGGGCGGCATGTATGGAGGCAGCGGAACAGAACACCTTTCAGGTGGCGGTGGTATGTGGTCAATGATATTGACCGGCTGGACTGGCGAACAGCAGGAGCGGATCGCTACCGTACTGTCTGGTCTGCGTAAAATTGGCTATACCGGAGATGCGTTGTTTGAGCAGGCTAAAGCCATCATCTGGCCGAAGAAATCACTTTCTGACCTGATCGGCAACGCCGGGGATCAGGAGGAAGCTGCATTCATGGAGGCTATCATCCTGAAGTCCTTCAAGCCGGGGAATCCCGTCTATGAGATAGGGAAGGACTATTACACCTGGCGGAAAACCATCAATGGCATGGCACGATGGATGCAGTATTACTACGCGCCGTTTCTGACCGAAAAGCAATGTATTGACCGTGTGCGCTGGTGTATTGAGTTGTTCAACTCTGCTGTCTTCTTCACGTTAAAAGATGAATTAGGCTTCGAAAATGCAAAAACTTGCGAAAAAGACTTGAAAACGAGTTTTGAAACTGCATAATTCAGATATGCTCGGACGTCAAAGGCGAAAGAGCTTACCCACCAGCGGAGATGCATTGCGCGGAGCGGTGGGAACCACATTTAAGCCCTTGCAGAAATGCAGGGGCTTTTTTATTGGCTCAATGCCACCGGGTGAATAACGTATGCACACGGCGATCATCTGCGCTTCTGGCCCGTCCCTTACTCCCGTTGACTGTCAAATAGCTGCACGCTCAGGGCTTCCTGTGATAGCGGTTAATTCATCATGGCGAGCCATACCGGAATGCACTCACATTTACGCTGGCGATCTGCGCTGGTGGGATGTGAATATTCCCGCGCTGCCCGATGGCCCCGAACGCTGGTCATGTAACCGGAGAGCACACACCCGATACGGCGTGAACATCTTCCCGACAGATACCAGCGGCACATTCAATTCTGGGCAGAGAGCGATCCTGTTCGCTCACTGGCTGGGTGCCAGTAGCGTCATCCTGCTGGGCTTCGATTGCTCAATCTCAAACGGTAGTCACTGGCACGGCGATCATACAGCTCTTGATAACCCGACAGCAGCGAACGTAAAGCGCTGGCATAGCGAGTTTGCACGAGTTGCGGCGCAGCTGCGTGGAAGCGTAAATATCATCAACAGCAGCCGCCAGACGGCGCTTAATTGCTTTCGTCGTTTACCTCTTGAAGCGGCGATAAGCGAGGTTACATGCTGAATCCTCCGATTTACATCGATGGCATGCTGGGAATGGGAGACACCATTTACCAGCGCGCTTTCGTCAAACAGCTGCCTGCGGGGACATTCATTAAGACGGCATGGCCGGAACTTTACGAAGACCTGCCAGTTAAAGCTGTCCGAAGTGATACCACTCTGAGAACGCAGCGTAAAAATGAGTTTCGCAGCTCCGCAAAGTTTTATCTGCCGCCATCGCCACGCCAGACGAAGCGAATATTTTACGGCCCGGATGATCTGCGGCGCGGTTCGATATTCGATGCCATGCGCCGCCAGTTCGGCGTAACGCCAGCAGCGCTTGATTTGCCATCCTTTGGCCCGGCGCAGTTTACGCACCAAAAGCCGATCGCCGTTATCCGTCCGGCAACGGTTCGTTCTGAATGGCGTAGCGACTCCCGAAACCCTGACCCCGATTACCTCCTGCGCGCATCGAGAATCCTGCGGCAACATTTCTGCGTGATTAGCGTTGCGGATTTGCAGGACGGGGAAGAGTGGCTGGTGGGTGAAGAACCAGAGGCGGATCTGAAAATGCACGCTGGCGAGCTCAATATCAAAGAGCTGATGCGCCTGGTTGAGCATGCCGCTGTCGTGATTACGCCTGTTGGCTGGGCGCTGCCCGCTGCCATTGCGTACAAAACACCTGTTTACGTTGTCGCTGGTGGGCGCGGTGGGCATAACGCTCCCGAAATAGTCACCGATCCGGCGATGGATTTATCCCGTGTTGGCTGGGCTATCCCGGACAATTATTGTCGCTGCGAAGCGTGGGATCACCATTGCGACAAACGCATCTCCAACTTTGATTCAAAATTCGAGGCCTGGCTGAATGAAGTCGTTTTATCAGGAACTGAACAGCGGGCTGGTATTCCTCCCGGAGCTGGGCATCGGTCGTTATCCGGTTCCAGCGTCACGCCCGTATGACGAGCAGTATTTCGCGAAGTATCAGCAGCTGGCCGACACCGAAACGGGCAGAGCCTTAACGCAATCCCGTATTGAGTTGGTGGCGAGCCATTTTCACGGTCCTGTTCTCGACGTTGGTATCGGTGCCGGTCAGTTCGTCTCTACCCGACCGGGAACGCTTGGGTATGACGTTAATCCGGCTGGTATCACCTGGCTGAACGAGCGGGGCGCATTCGCTGACCTCTACGCCAGTCAGTGGCGCGCGCTGACGATGTGGGATGTACTGGAGCACATCGACGAGCCGGAGCTGGCGGTACAGCAGGCTACAGAGTTTGTTTTCGTGTCGATCCCCATTTTTACTGATGCCGGAGACATTCTTCGCTCGCACCATTTCAGGAAGAACGAGCACATCTGGTATTTCACTGACGACGGTATTAAGCGCTGGTTTGCTGAACAGGGCTTCAAATGCGCCGAACAGAACACCATCGAATGCCAGTTAGGGCGCAAGGGCGTCGCTTCGTACGCTTTCCGCCGCGTTTAGTCCCCTCTTAGCCCATTGCATTTGGGTTTATTCCAGTTTCGCACACAGCACCCGCAAACAGGCGAGGTGAACCTATGAATAGCTCTCACGGGATTTTTGAACAAACCATGAAATGGATCGCGCTATATCTGCCGTCAGTTTACGCCGGGTTATGCGCTCTGGGCATCTCCGCGCTTATCGACATACGCGCAGGGAAGCCGAAACTCTACACCGCCACTGGCGCGCTAATCTGCGGCATATTCGCGCTGGCTGTTTCCGCATTGCTGGAATACCTGGGGCTGCCTGCTAATTCAGGGGCATTCGTTGGTGCGCTCGTCGGGTTTGTTGGAGCGGACAGACTGCGTGACATGGCGCTCGCTATCGTTGCCAGACGCGCCGGAGTTGGCAGCACTGAGGAAAATAAATGAATCAATCTCAATTTCAAATGGCGGCTGGTATCAGCGCCGGGTTGGCTGCGCGCTGGTTTCAGCCAGTAGATGCGGCGATGAAAGAATTTGGCATTACAGCACCTGCGGATCAGGCCATGTTCATCGCTCAAGTCGGTCATGAGTCAGGTGGCTTTAGCGCTGTAGTTGAAAATTTGAACTACACACCATCTGCGCTGGTGGCGACCTTCGGAAAGAGGATCACACAGCAGCAAGCTGATGCGCTTGGCAGAACAACCGAACACGCAGCCCGCCAGGATGCCATCGCCAATCTGGTGTATAGCAACCGCCTGGGTAACAAAGCACCCGGCGACGGCTGGAAATATCGCGGCAGAGGGTTAATTCAAATCACTGGCCTCGACAATTATCGCACCTGCGGGGCGGCGCTGAAGTTAGACCTCGTTACTTCACCTGAACAGCTCGAACAGGAACTTCAGGCAGCACGCTCTGCCGCCTGGTTCTACACATCCAAAGGGTGCATGGCCTACGGTGCCGATATTACTCGTGTTACGCGCATCATTAACGGCGGACTGAATGGCATTGATGACCGCAAGATCCGCTACAACAAAGCGCGGGCGGCGCTGCTGGTATGAAAATGAGTTATTGGGTGCTCATAGTGACGTTTATCGCCTGTATTGCAGGCGGTCTTGTCTGGTCAGCGGATCACTACCATGGAAAATTTCTGGAGGAACAGCGTCGCGCTGACGATGCAGAACAGCGTGCTGATTCCTCTGAGACCATCACCGCGAATGTACTGCGCACCGTAGCGATAACGAACATCATTCTGGAGACAAACCAACATGCCAAACAGCAGATCGCACTGGAGTCACAGAGAGCCGAGAACGATATCAAAGCTGCTGTTGCGGATGATGATTGTGCTGTTCGTGTTGTGCCTGCTGGCGCAGTTAAGCGGATGCACGAATACGCGAACGGTCTACGTGCCGGTTCCGGTAGTTCCGTTACCAGCCAGCCTGACGGCTGAAACACCCCAGCCAGATTTACCCGACCCGTTTACGTGGGGAGCAAGTCTTAACCTGAATGTCGCGTTGCTATCAGCGCTGGCGCAGTGCAACAGGGATAAGGCTGATATCAGAACTTTCGAGGACAACAGGGCAGAACAAACCGATGGCACGATTAAACGTTGAAGTTATCCCACCAGACAGCGAGGCGCTGAACGGGATTTTTGCAGAAATTGAGCGCAAATATGCTCGTCAGCCGCTGACGCCAAAAGTAATTGATGAAATGCAACGCGAAGCGACGCGCCTTGTGCGGCGAATGATAACCACAAAGGTTACGTTCGTCCGGGACTGACATTACAGAAGCCCTTCACTGAGGGGCTTCGATAATGGAGCACTGGAATTATTCATGAACAGACCACACCCACCAGCGCATTTTACGATGCCACCTGACCCGAAGCCGTACATCAGCATTATGCCCGCTAATGACGTTGGCGAGTGGCTGAATCAGCACATCCTGAGCGATGAGGGTGACCTCTACAACCCTGACCACCAGCATTTGCTTGAAGCGGATCTGTGCTTTCTCTGGGCATCGAACGCTTTCGAGAAGAAAGGGCGCTCCGTGCTTGGGCAGGCGGAAGAAGTGGCAATGCGGGCAGGAGGCTGGCAGAAAGCGCGGATGGAGCAGCAGATGTATGAATGGTTCGGCAGGGTGCCGCAGTTCATCATCACGCTGGCCGCCGATTACTGTTCGCAATGTTCCGATCTGGAATTCTGCGCGCTGATAGAGCACGAGCTTTATCACATCTGCCAGGCGACAGATGAATTTGGCGCGCCGAAGTTCACGCAGGAAGGGCAGCCAAAGCTGAAGCTGCGCGGCCATGACGTGGAAGAGTTTGTGGGCGTGGTTCGCCGTTACGGTGCAAGCCGGGACGTGCAGGAAATGATTGATGCGGCGAATCAGCCAGCGGAGGTTGCTCATCTCGATATTGCCAGAGCGTGCGGGACGTGCATGCTGCGACTGGCTTAAATACTGGACTGTATAAGACGAATGGTGATTTATGGCTGCATTAAAACCTGATGTGAAAGCCTTCATCATTCAGTCGCTTGCGTGCTATGACACGCCATCGCAGGTGGTCGAGGCTGTCCAAAAAGAATTCGGGATCAAGATCACCCGCCAGCAGGCTGAATCTCACGACCCCACGAAGGCCAGCGGTAAGACGCTCGCCAAAAAGTGGATCGAGATGTTCCACGCGACGCGCGAACGGTTCCTGACCGAAACCAGCGACATTCCGATCGCGAACAAATCCTATCGCCTCCGCGTGCTTGACCGCATGGCAACCAAAACCGAGGGGATGAAAAACTTCTCCCTGACGGCGCAGCTGATTGAACAGGCCGCGAAAGAGGTTGGCGACGCTTACACCAATAAGCTGAAGGTTGAAAGCACTGGCAAGGATGGCGGCCCGATCAAGACCGAGACGACCAACCTCACCGCAGATCAGGCCGCAGAGATTTACCGCAAGATGATGGGGTGATCATGCCTCTCCCGTTTGAATTCGATTTCAGAAACCCTGATTACCAGATGGTTTTTGAATGGCGGATGGAGCGCTTACAGCGCATTCGCCAGAACCCTGAAATGCTGCCAGCGCTAAAGCAGTTTTACCGCACCAACCCGGCACAGTTCATCATCGACTGGGGTATGACGACTGACCCGCGTAACATCGATTATGGCCTGCCGGTCACCATCCCTTTTCTGCTGTTCCCGAAACAGGAAGAATGGATTCACTGGATCATGGAGCTGCGCGAACGGCTGGAGAACGGCATCACCGAAAAGAGTCGCGAAATGGGGCTCAGCTGGACGGCGATCGGGCTGGCTTGCTCGCTCTGCCTCTTCAACAAAGAAATGGTCATCGGCTTCGGCTCCCGTAAAGAGGAATACGTCGACAGCACCGGAGACCCGAAGGCGCTGTTCTGGAAGGCGCGCAAGTTCGTGGAAACGCTGCCCGTCGAGTTTCGCGGTTCGTGGGACGAGAAGAAGCACGCGCCGTACATGCGCGTTGAGTTTCCCGATACTGGCGCGGTCATCAAAGGCGAGGCTGGCGACAATATCGGTCGTGGTGACCGTACCACCCTCTACCTGGTGGATGAGGCTGCATTCCTCCAGCGTCCTCTGCTGATTGACGCGGCGCTGTCGCAAACCACCCGCTGCCGTATCGACCTGAGCTCGGTTAACGGCATGGCGAACCCGTTCGCGCAGAAGCGTCACGGCGGGAAGATACCGGTATTCACATTCCACTGGCGAAATGACCCGCGCAAGGATGAAGAGTGGTATCGCAGGGAATGCGAGAAAATCGACAATCCGGTGGTGGTAGCGCAGGAACTTGACCTGAACTACAGCGCATCTGCGGAAGGCGTCCTGATCCCGTCCGATTGGGTACAGGCTGCCGTCGACGCTCATATTAAGCTGGGCATCCAGCCAACGGGCAAACGCCTGGGCGCGATGGACGTCGCCGACGAAGGCCGGGACAAAAACGCCTTTTCGACCCGTCACGGCTTCCTCCTGGAGAACGTGCGGGAATGGTCCGGCGTGGGCAGCGACATTTACCAGTCCGTTGAGAAGGTCTTCGGCTTTTGCGAACAGGACAACCTCGAAGAATTTCGCTTCGACGAGGACGGCCTGGGCGCTGGCGTTCGCGGCGATGCACGCGCCATCAACGAACTGCGTAACGCTGCGCGCCGACCGTCAATACTCGCCACACCGTTTCGCGGTAGCGGCGCGGTGTTTGATCCGGACGACGAAGCGGTGCGCGGCGACAACGGACAGGCCGCCCGCCTGAACAAGGACTTCTTTGCTAACGCCAAGGCCCAGAGCTGGTGGCAATTACGCAAGCTTTTCCAGAACACCTATCGCGCCGTGGTTGAGGGAATGGCCTACAACCCGGACGAAATTATCTCAATCAGCAGCGCCATGGCGAGCAAAGACAAACTCATCATCGAGCTGTCGCAACCGACCTATTCCATTAACGGTGTGGGGAAAATCGTTGTTGATAAACAGCCTGACGGCACCAAGTCGCCGAACCTCGCCGACTCGGTGATGATCAGCTACGCGCCAATGAATTCAGCCCTGAACATCTGGGAGCTGCTAGGGAGACAGGCCTGATGGCACGAAACAAGCAAGCCTCTCAGCGAACGGCGCAGGCCACCGCTGATGGCTATGAAAACTTTGTCGCCCGCGTGGGGATGCAGACGCCTAACCAGCACTCAGCATCGACCTACCGGGCGAACTTCACCAGCCGCAACCGCATGCTGGTGGAATGGTCATATCGCGGATCGTGGGTTATCGGCGAAGCGGTCGACGCTATCCCGGACGATATGACCCGGAAAGGCATTCGCATCACTTCGGAGATTGACGCCAAAGACCGTGGCACCCTGGAAGCGCAGCTGGATGAGTTGCAGATCTGGGATGCGCTGAACGACGTGCTGAAATGGTCGCGTCTCTACGGCGGCGCGGTGGGCTTCATCATGATTGAGGGGCAGGCACCAATGACCCCGCTGCGGCTCGAAACCATTGGAGAAGGCAAGTTTAAGGGTATTCTCCCGCTCGACCGCTGGATGATTAACCCGGTGCTGACCCGCCGCATTAAAGAGATGGGGCCGGACCTCGGCAAGCCTGAGTTTTACGACGTGGTGACCACTGCAACGGGCATCCCGGCCTGGCGCATCCATCACAGTCGCCTGATTCGCTTCGACGGGGTGACGCTGCCATTCCAGCAGAAGATGACAGAGAACGAATGGGGAATGTCGGTTGTAGAGCGTATCTGGGATCGGCTTACTGCGTTCGACAGCGCCACTGTCGGCGCGGCGCAGCTGGTCTACAAAGCGCATCTGCGTACCTACAGCGTGGAGAAGCTGCGCGAGCTTATCGCACTTGGTGGCCCTGCGTTCGAAGCGTTGCTGAAGAACATCGACCTGATCCGTCAGTTCCAGAGCAATGAAGGCATGACGCTCATGGACTCGCGGGATAAGTTCGAAACCCACCAGTACAGCTTCAGCGGTCTGGATGACATTCTTTCGCAGTTTGCTGAGCAGATTAGCGGTGCCGTTGGTATCCCGCTGGTGCGTCTGTTTGGGCAGTCCCCGAAAGGCTTCTCTACTGGTGACGCAGACCTCGCCAACTATTACGACCGGGTGAGCTCATTGCAGGAGCGCCGCTTACGACTGCCGATGCGTCGGATACTGGACATTATGCACCGCTCGGAACTCGGTAAGCCGCTGCCGGACGATTTCACGTTTGAGTTTAACCCGCTATGGCAAATGTCTGACGTTGACCGCTCAACGGTGGCCGTAAACACCACCACCGCGATCAGCACCGCGCTGGGCGACGGATTGATGACGCGTAAGGCGGCAATGACCGACCTGCGCGAAAACTCTGACGTCACCGGTATCGGGGCATCCATTACCGACGAGGACATAGAGAATGCCGAAGACGAAGCGCCGCCAGGCATCGGCGAACTTGGCGACAAACCGCCAGAGTCGCCAGGCGGAGATCCGATATCGAACGAGCCTACGGCAGATAGCGCGGGCGGTCGGGGATATCGTAAATGGGCGCTACGATGGTTCAAACGATAGCGTCACCGAAATAATGGATGCGCTGGATCGCTACAGCGAAATCATCACCCCCTGGGCGACGAAGGTTGCTGAGAACTTTACCGCCGACATTGCGCGCCAGAATGAAAAGCAGTGGCGTCAGCACAGCCGGAACATCAGCGCAGAGCTGCGCAATATGGTTGACCGCGCACCGGTAGGCCAGGTGATGAAATCCATCGTCGCCGAGCAAATTAAGTACATCAAGTCACTGCCTCTTGAGGCCGCCGATCGGGTGTATGATATTCAGAACAAGGCCATCGAGGCCGTTGTGGCTGGTGGCCGCGCTGAACCATTCGCGAAAGAGATAGCTGCTTCCGGTGACGTGTCACGCTCACGAGCGAACCTTATCGCCCGGACTGAGCTTGGGCGCGCAACCGGTGCACTGGATCAGGCGCGTGCGCTGTCAATCGGCTCGAATGGTTATATCTGGCGTACAGCCGAAGATGGCGACGTCCGGCATTCTCATCGAGAGATGGAAGGGAAGTTTGTCGAATGGGGCCGACCTCCAACGCTTGACGGCATGACCGGTCACGCCGGGGAGTTACCTAACTGCCGTTGCTACAAAGAAATCGTATTCCCGACACCTCATCCCTATCTCGCCTGAATTGCAGGTAACCCATGGAAAAAACAATCTATTTCCTGAAAGAACAGGCCAGCGAAGCTACGCGCATCACTGCTAAATACAATGGCGTAGAGGCTATTTATCAATCTGTTGGTGATAGAGCAAAGCGCTGCCAACTTATAGGTCGTGGTAATGCGCGTCAGATAAAGCATCTGCTGCGTGAGTTTATTAAATCCACTAAGGCGGCGGATGGATGAAATATTTCTTCTACACCCAACTGGGGGAGACTCGCTATCGCCTGGCTGACGGCTCATTGCTTTGCAAAGACGTCCCCGTAGCCAGAACAGGAACTCAGCTGTATAGCGCGGCTGACCTGCCAAATCTTGAGCCTGACAAGCATGGTGAAATCGTCGTAACACGATCACCAGAGCAGGTATTCCACCCGGCGACGCTTGCCTCTTTTGAAGGGATGAGTATCACCATCCTTCATCCGGAAGACGAAGACGGTAATGTCCGTTTGGTGAACCCGCAGAACTGGAAAGAGCTGGCAAACGGGCATCTTCAGAACATCAGGCGTGGCACTGGCGAGCAGTCAGATTTAATGCTGGCTGACCTTATCGTCAAAGACGAAAACGCCATTCAGCTTATTGAGGATGGTCTGCGACAGGTGTCATGTGGCTATGACGCGGAGTACGAGCAGACCGAGCCAGGTAAAGCCGAGCAGGTCGATATTACCGGAAACCATGTGGCTCTTGTCCCTAAAGGCAGAGCCGGAAATCGTTGTGCAATTGGAGACAGAGACACAATGGCAAATCAAAAGAAAAGCTGGTGGACCCGCATGCGCACGGCCATCAAAACGGGTGACGCTGACACCATGAACGAACTGCTGGACTCTGCGCCAGCGGCGGTAACGGGTGACGAAGGGGATCTGCCGAGCGGCGTTAACCTCAACATTAACCTTTCACCGCAGCAACCATTGCCGGACAAAAAGCCGGAAATGGGCGGAGAGCCAACCGGCGACGGCGAGGACGATATCAAAACCTTGCTCAAAGCCCTGCTGGCTAAGCTCGAAGGAACTGCGACGGGCGATAACGACAATAAGCCTGACGAAAAAGACAAAAAAGATCCGACCGGCGACGGCGAGGACGACGAAGAGGAAACCACGATTACCGGTGACTCTGCCTATCGTGCCGAGGTTATCGTCCCGGGTATCGATCTGAGCCGTAAGGTGAAACCGACCGCGTTCAAACGTGATGTGCTGGCTGCCGCTGACAAAACACTGGTTCGCCAGGTTGTCGGTGATGCGGATATCCGCAAATTGCCCAAGCAATCGGTAGATATGGCGTTTAACGCCGTGTCTGAGATTGCCAAAGGGCGAAACACCCGCAGCACCACGGGCGATGCACAACGTCCAAATATGGGCATGACCAGCATCGCTTCCCTGAACAAACAAAACGCCGACTTCTGGTCTAACCGCAAAGGATAATCCAATGACTGCATATCTGTACCGGATGCCTGTTGGCATTGCCGGGGCTATCTCTCGCCCGCAGGACTTAACCGTCGAACCGGTGATCCTTAAATCCGCTAACGCCTTCGCTGCCTATGGTCTGGCTGGCAAATATGACGCTGACGGCTTTTTCGTGCCGCTGGCGGACGGTGACACCGCCGACAAGGTGAAGGGGATCTACGTTCGTCCGTATCCGACCACATCGCAGCCAGACATGGTTCGCCAGGTGGGGACGGATAAGAACTTCCCGGGTGACGCCATGAAGCGTGGCTACATGACCGTTAATCTCGGTTCTGATTTTGATGCCAGCACCATCAAAAAAGGCGCCCCGGTATACGTTGTCGTCTCCACTGATGAATCCATAAAAGTGCCGCTGGGCGGCTTCATGTCCACGTCCGTCAGTGGCAAAAACGTGGCGCTGACCAACGCCGAATTCACAGGGGCCGGTGACGCTAACGGCAATGCAGAAATCTCCTGGAAGATTTAAGGAACAGACGAATGATTACTTTTGATCAGGCAACCGTTGATAGCTCTGGTGCCTTTCTCATCGGGGAGCTGGAGCGACTCGACCAGACGCTGAACCTGCCGCTGGTGGGTTACACCTGGACCCGCGATATTCAGCTGCGTGAAGACGTTTCTATCGCAGATGACATTTCCAGCTGGACTAACACCAGTTTTGGCGCTGCTGGTACTGGCGCAAATCCGAACGGTAAAAACTGGGTAGGCAAAGACTCCACTGCTATTGCTGGCGTGAATGTTGATATCGGCAAAGACGGCAATCCGCTGAACCTCTGGGGAATGGAACTGGGCTGGACCGTTGTAGAGCTGGCAGCAGCTCAGCAGGTAGGTCGCCCGATTGATACCCAGAAGTACGACGGGATGCAGCTCAAATGGCAGATGGACAACGACGAGCAGGTTTACATTGGCGATGATGCGCTCGGCCTGAAAGGGCTGGCAAACCTTGTCGGTGTGACGCTGAACAATGCGCCGAAGACCTGGGCGAACTCCACCAACGACGAGATTCTCGATAGCGTGAACAGCGTTCTGTCGAATGCCTGGGCAGCATCCGGTTATTCCGTCGTGCCTTCTGATCTGCGCATTCCGCCAGAGCAGTATTCACTGCTGGCGAGCCGTAAGGTTTCCGAAGCGGGTAACCAGTCACTGCTGACCTATCTGGCCGTGAACACTATCGCTTTCCACCAGAACGGCGTTCCGCTGGAAATCAAAGCGGTCAAATGGCTGAAAGGGCGCGGAGTTGGCGGTAAAGACCGTATGGTCGCCTACACCAACGACAAGAAATACGTGCGCTATCCGCTGGTGCCGTTGCAGAGCGTTCCTGTCCAGTATCGCGGTCTGTATCAGATTGCGACCTACTACGGCAAGCTCGGTGCGGTTGAGCCAGTGTACAAAGAAACCCTGTCCTACGTGGACGGTATCTGATAACCAGAACGGCCCCGAAAGGGGCCAGAAGGAAACTGAAAATGGCGAAAGAAAAGCTGGTTACCATCCATGTTCACACCCCGTTTACGCTGACGCTCGGCGATCAGTCAAAACAGGAGTTTGGCCGGGGGCGGCATAACGTACCGGAAGAGGTCGCGTCTCACTGGTTCACCCAGGCGCACTCTGAGCTTTCCGAAAGCGTGATTAGCGACACCGATGATCTGCAACCCATTATCGACAGCCTGCAAGCGCAGATTGCCGACAAAGATAAGCAGATTGTCGATAAAGATCAGCTGATTGCCGATCTGAAAGAAGCGCTGCTCAAGCTGCAAGAGCAGAACGACAGCCTGCAAGCGCAGATTGCTGCCGCCCAGACTGGCGGTAATGGGGCGAAAGATGCCAAAGAATCAAAGCCTGCCAACAGTAAGTGATTTTCGCCGCGACTTCCCGCAGTTTGCTGACCCTGCCAAATATCCCGAAGCGCAAATCCAGTTTCGTCTGAATCTGGCCGATGTGCTGCTGAGTGAAAACGTCACCGGCAAAGAGTTGTTTCCGTACTTTGCCGAGTTGTTCGTGGCTCACTACATGACGCTATGGGCGGCAGATAGCCGGGCAATGCTGGTTGGCGGGCCGGGCGGTTCAACCAATGGTGTTCAGTCCTCCAAGTCCGTTGACAAGGTAAGCGTCAGCTATGACACCAGCGCGACGCTAAACCCTGACGCAGGCTTCTGGAATAACACCCGATATGGCGCTGAATTTTATCAGCTGATCACGATGTTCGGTGCGGGCGGTCGCCAGCTATGAGTTTCAAAAGTGGTGTAACAACGAGGGTTGATAACGCTCAGGCCATTCTGGATGCGCTCCGGTCGCTAACCAAAAAGGATGTGCTGGTGGGCATCCCGGAAGAAGACAGCGAGCGTGAGGATGTTCCGTTTGGTAATGCCGGGATCGGTTACGTCAACGAATACGGCTCACCAGCGCAAAACATACCCCCACGCCCGCACCTGATCCCCGGCGTTAAATCCGTAGAGGAACAGACGGTGCCGCAGCTCAAAGCAGCGGCGCAGGCTGCGCTTGATGGAAATGCGGCGGGTGCGGAAAGAGCGCTTAACCGCGCCGGAACGCTGGCCGCGAATGGCGTCAGGCGTTACATGACCATTACCGGCTTTACACCGCTTGCTGATAGCACCGTTGAAGCACGCGCACGCCGTGGGCGCAAAGGGGCAAAAGAGGAACTTGCGCGGCGCGCTGCTGGTGAGTCTCCTGGAACCGATCTGGTGAAACCGCTAATCGACACCGGGCAATATCGCAGAGCTATTACCCATATTGTGAGGGATAAAGATGCCGACTCTTGATGTAACAGACGTACTTTTTGACCCCGATTTTTGCGACTTCAACCTGTGGGTAACGCGTCGCGCGCAAACGGTGGACGAGGACGGGATCGGCAGCGACAGCGAAGTTAAAACGCAGTTTGCCGGAGTTGTTACCGTTGACCGCTCTCTCGAAAACCGACGTATGCAGTCCGGCCAGGTTATCAGTGGCGCGATTCTCATCGTGACAACTGAGCGGCTGACGCAGGGGCAGACTGGCCGTGACGCCGATATCGTGACGTACCAGAACCGTGATTATCGTGTGACATTCGTTGACCCGTACACGGCTTACGGTGCTGGCTTCGTCCAGGCACATTGCGAATTACTGCCGTTTGATGGGGGAACTCCCGTTGAGCAATAACACCAGCACAGAGCGCGGCTGGCTGACACCCACCAGCGGCGATCCGGATTATGACGAAGCGCTAGACAGGCTGTTAAGCCAGTGGATGCGCAATGTTTCCGGCTTGCCGTCTGGAATGGTTCGTCCGCGCTGGCAGAAAAATCAGCCGCCACTGCCACCCGTTGAAACGAACTGGTGCGCGTTTGGCGTTACCGGGTTGCTCATTGATAACAACCCTGTATTCACCAATCAGACCGACGAGGGCGCTCAGCTCTGGCGGCATGAAACGTTCGAGTGCATGGCGTCGTTCTATGGCCCGGCTGGTATGTCTTATGCGTCCCGTTTTCGCGATGGCATATCTGTCCCGCAAAATAATGCTGAGCTGAACGCGCTCGGTTTATCCCTGGGCGACTATACCGGTCTGACCCCTTTCCCCGAGCTTATCAACCAGCAATGGGTTCGCCGCTACGACATGACGGTTCGCCTGCGGCGGAAGGTTGTGCGCGAGTACGGCATCAAATCGCTGGTGGAAGCGCCAGTCACCTTTTTTGGAGAATAAACTATGACGCAGGGCTTACCTGTATCCAACGCTGTAAACGTTGATGTGATCATCTCGCCGAAAGCGGCTACTGGTCGTAACTTCGGCGCGCTGCTGATCCTCGGTTCTTCCACTGTCATTCCGGTGCAGGAGCGCATTCGCCTTTATGCTTCCGTTGAGGACATTGGCGAAGACTTCGGAGTCGACAGCCCGGAATATAAAGCGGCGCAGGTATTTTTCAGCCAGTCGCCGAAGCCGACGCAGGTTTATGTTGGCCGCTGGGCGAAGACGCTGACCTCTTCCGAAGGTGGAAGCGTGGAAACCATCGTGCAAGCTGTTAATGCCTGCCTGCAATATACCAACTGGTATGGGCTGGTTGTCGCTGATGATGTTGCTGATGGCGGTGATGTGCTTGATGCTGACGACGTGATTGAGGTTGCTAAACTCATCGAAGCGTCCAGTCTGAGCCGCATTTTCGGGGTAACCTCTGCCGATGCCGAGATTATCAATACGACCTCGACGACCGATGTTGCGTCAAAATTAAAGGCTGGCAAGTATTCCCGGACCTTTATTCAGTATTCCACCAGCAGCCCTTATGCGGCGGTTTCAGCTTTCGGTCGCGCGTTTACTGTCAATTTCAACGGCAGCAATACCACCATTACCCTGAAATTCAAACAGGAACCAAGCGTAACCTACGAAACGCTGACGGTAGGCCAGGCGGCGGCTGTGGATGCGAAGAATGCGAACGTGTTCGTGTACTACGCCAACGACACGGCGATCCTGCAACAGGGTGTCATGGCGAACGGCGACTTCTTCGACGAGCGCCACGGGCTCGACTGGTTGCAGAACTACGTTCAGACCAACCTCTATAACCTGCTTTACACCAGCACCACCAAAATTCCGCAGACTGATGCCGGTGTGACCCGTCTGCTTTCCAACGTTGAACAGTCCATGGATCAGTCCGTCACGAACGGTCTGGTAGCGGCTGGCGTGTGGAATGGTGGCCCTATCGGACAACTGAATTCCGGCGATACGCTGACCAAAGGCTATTACGTGTATGCGCAACCTCTGTCAGAACAGGCGCAGGCCGACCGCGAAGCGCGCAAAGCACCTTTAATTCAGGTGGCCTGTAAGCTGGCTGGCGCAGTTCATTATGCCGATGTGCAGATCAACGTGGTTCGCTAAGGAGCGATAAATGGCAACTTATTCTTTTCTCGATGTAACCGCGTCGCTCACCGGGCCGACCGGCGTTATCGATCTTGGTCAGGGTTCTGCGAACTCTGAGGAAGGTATCACCCAGACCATGGGCGGCAACAAGAACACCATGACCATCGGTGCCGATGGCGAAGTGATGCACAGCCTGCACGCCGATAAGTCAGGCACCATTACGGTGACGCTGCTGAAAACCTCCCCCGTGAACAAGAAGCTGTCTCTGGCGTATAACGCGCAAAGCCAGTCCTCTGCCACCTGGGGCAATAACGTGATCGTCATTCGCAACACGGCATCGGGTGATATTTCTACTGCGCGTTCGTGTGCATTCCAGAAACAGCCTGATTTCAATAACGCCAAAGAGGGCGGGACTGTTGCCTGGGTGTTCGACTGCGGCAAGATTGACCAGCTGCTCGGGGAGTTTTAACGCATGGAATTCGAAATTAAAGGCGTGAAATATCGCACTGCAAAGCTCAGCGTTTTCGAACAGCTGAAGGTGTCCCGAAAGCTGTTGCCGGTGCTGGCCGGGATGGTTTCTGACTTCCGGAGCGTTCAGGAGAAGATCAGCAGCAAAGACACCGAAGGCGCGATGGCTACTATCCTGCCCAAAATTGCTAATGCTGTGTCCGATCTGAGTGATGGCGATGTGGACGCTATCCTGTTCCCCTGCCTTTCCGTTGTTTCACGCGAGCACATGAAAGGCTGGGTGCCGGTATGCCAGCATGGCGAAATGGCGTTTGACGATATCGACCTGCTGACCATGCTGCAACTGGTGGCGCGGGTGGTCGCCGACTCGCTGGGAAATTTTTTGCAAGGACTCCCTACCAGCGAGACGCCCACCCCGCCAGCGGAATAACCTTCAACAGCCTGCCGGGCGGTGAAGATTTTATTCTTCGTCCGGCGATTGCCTTCCATATTGACCAGAAAGACCTTAACAGCGGTGCGGTAGACCTTTGCCGCATCGCGCTTCTCAATGACTACCTCGACATGCGCGAGGATAACGACGCCCGGGTAGATAAATGGAGAGCGGCCAATGAGCGGTAACGCAGATACGATTAAAGACTTCCTTGTTTCGCTGGGGTTCGATATCGATCAGGCTGGCGCTAATAAGTTCGAAGCTGTGCTGAAAGGCGTTACCGCGAACGTTCTGAAGGTCGGCGCGGTGGTGGAAGGCGCAGCGCTGAGCATTGTCGGATTTACCACCCAGATTGCGAATGGTCTGGATAAAATTTACTGGGCATCCCAGCGGACGGGGGCCAGCGTCCAGGGCATCAAAGCGCTGGGCTATGCCGCATCGCAAACCGGTGCCAGCGCCGAGTCGGCCATGTCCTCTCTTGAAGGGTTGGCTGGTTTCATGCGTAGCAATCCGGGGGCGGAAGGGTTCCTGAACCGTCTGGGCGTACAGACCCGCGATGCCAGCGGAAAGATGCGTGATACTGCGGCCATCTTTACTGGCGTTGGGCAAAAGCTCAACAACATGCCGTATTACCGCGCGAAACAATACGCGCAGATGCTTGGCATCGATGAAAACACGCTGATGGCGATGCGCAGAGGGATGGGGCAGCTCAGTTCTGAGTACGCGTTGACGGCAAAGCGTATTGGTTTTAATGCTGAGTCAGCGGCTAAACAGTCCAATATTTTCATGACCTCCATGCGTAATCTGACGATGACGCTTGGACAGGCGAAAGACAAGATTGGCTCTAACCTAGCTGGTGGCCTTGCTGGCAGTATTGATAACTTCCGCAGGCAGATACTCGACAACTGGCCGAAGATTGAAGCGGTCATCACGAAGATCATCAAAGGAATTCTCTGGGCAGGTGACGCGATTACCCGCGTGTTATGGCGAACTGGGCAAGCTGTTGAGGGTGTGATCGCCTGGTTCAAAAAGCTGAACCCAGCCACGCAGCAGCTTATCGCATTGTTCAGTGGGCTGTTGGTTGCATGGCGGCTGCTAAATACCGCTTTCATGTCATCACCCTTGGGCATGATAACGACGCTTATTATTGCACTTGGTCTGCTCTTGGATGATTACCAGACGTGGAAAGAAGGTGGCAAAAGCCTGATTGACTGGGGGAAATGGAAGACTGAAATTGATCAGGCCGTCAAAATGATTGGTGACCTGAAAAAGACTGTTACGGACCTGACAAAAGCGCTGGCTAAGTTGCTCGGTATTGACCCCAAGTCATGGTCCCTAAAGTGGGATTTTAGCAACTTCATTTCGCAAATGGGTGAGTTCGGCAAGATGCTGAACATGATCGCTGATTTGCTGAATGCCATAAAAGATGGCAACTGGGCGCAGGCCGCTAGTATAGGCAAACAGCTGCTAAATCAGGGCAGCGAAAATCCGTCAGCGATGCCGATGGTAACAGACAGCGCCAACGGTACCGCCGACTGGATTAAAGAGCACTGGGGATTCGATCCTCGCAGCGTGGGCCGAACGGTGCGCGGCTGGTTCGGTGATGATGAGCCTGAACAGCTCGGCCAGTCAGTTAAGCGGCCACAGCCAACCAAAGCAGGCTCTGAACTGCTGGGATGGATGCAGCCGATGCTTACCAACCTGGAACAGCTCTACCGGCTTCCGGAGGGGTTATTGCGCAGTGTGGCCATAACGGAATCTGGCGGTAATCAGTTCGCCGTTTCAGGCGCTGGCGCTAAAGGTCTGTTCCAGTTCATGGATGGCACGGCGCGAGACATGGGCCTTCGCGGAAACGATGTATTCGACCCGCAAAAGTCAGCTCAGGCCGCAGCTAAGTACCTCAGCCAGCTGTTGCGGAAGAACGGCGGAGACCTTAGCAAAGCACTGGCATCATATAACTGGGGGATCGGGAATGTTAAGCGTTATGGAATGGGGCTAATGCCGCAGGAAACGCGCAACTACATTCCGAAAGTAATGAGCAACATGCCCACCAGCGCCCCGGTGATTCAGCAGGAAACGAATATTAACATCCACGGCGTTTCCGATCCGCGCGAGGCTGCCCGTTTGACTGTTGATCGTCAAAAGGGCGTGAATTCACAGTTAACCCAGCAACTCCCCGCAGGACCGAGATAATGGATATTTTATCAGCGATTTTTCGCCAGCAATCCCGGCGAATTGGCATATTAATTCCCAGCGTGGTCGTCTCCGAAAAGCATTCTGATGCGCTCGAAATTACTGAGCACCCGGTGGAGAAGCCAACAACGAATAGCGCCTCGGGTTTCATTGCCGATCATGCGTATAAGCGCCCCAGCGAAGTCACAATGGAATGCGGCTTCGCTGGGGGCGGTTCGTTGCTGGACTTCATTGATACATCTTCAATCGGCCTCAGCGCCGGACTGAGCCCGAAAGAGACCTATCAGCAACTGCTGGATCTCCAGTCCTCCCGGGTGCCGTTCGATGTGGTGACCGGGAAGCGGGTGTACAGCAATATGCTGGTGCGCGCCATCGAGGTGACAACGGACAAAACCAGCGAGAACGTGCTGAACTGCACGCTTACCCTGCGTGAAGTGATCATGTCGAAAACGCAGAGCGTTAGCGTTGCAGATAAATCAGATATGCAGGATGGCGTCAGCACATCGGCGGTGCAGAATTCCGGGACGAAATCCACTACACCGCCAAACGAATCCTTGCTGAGCCAGCTGGGTGGAAGCGTTACATCAGCATTCGGGGGATGATATGCAGTTTAACGAAATACCGCTTTCTCCTGACAATCAGCAGTTCCGCGTTTTGCTGGGCAATACCACGTATACGCTCAGGATCATCTGGCGTGATGCGGCTGGCTGGATTATGGACGTGATGGATAGCGGCGGTGCCGCGCTTCTCTCTGGCGTACCTCTACTGACTGGCGTGAACCTGTTACGACAATATCCACAGCTTGGCATTGATGGCGCGCTGGTGGTGGCGACCGATAAGGGCGCACCAGACGAGCCCACCAAAACCAACCTCGGAACATACAGCCACCTCATTTTCGTACAGGAGTAGAAATGTCTCTTAACTGGATGCGCCATTTTGAGTTGCAGCTGTTGGACCAGAACGGGCAGGGCGTTTCTCTGTCAGATTTTAAGGTCACGTTCCAGATCGAATGGGCAGATACACGCTGGCCGCGCGTGGCAAACGTGAAAATTTACAACCTTTCGACCGATACCACGAACAAGATACTGGGGCAGGAGTTTGCCAAAATTCGCATCATTGCCGGATATGACGGTATAGCGCCGGATGTTGATGCGAGCCAGGTTGGTGTCGCCCGGGAGATTTCACCAGACCAGATAGGGCAGGTGAACGGTCAGAACTACGGCCTGATTTTTGACGGTGATATTCGCTTCACCGTCACCGGGAAGGACAACATTACCGATTCCTGGGTGTTGATTCAGGCTATTGGTGATCACGAAGCGTTCCTTTATGCGACCACCATCACCACGCTTGCCGCTGGCTATACCGTTGCGGATCTGCACCGGGCGACGATGCAGGATTTCAACGCGTTCGGCGTGACGCAGGGCATTACCGGCGACTTTCCTGATACTGTGTTTCCTCGTGGCCGCGCGATTTACTCATCCACCCGTAACGTGATGGATAATATTGCTGCGCAGTGCAAAGCGACATGGCAGCTGGTGGATGGTCAGGTCCAGATGGTGCCGGAGGATAAATATATTCACGAAGCTATTTTGTTGAATGCAGATACTGGCCTGATCGGTATGCCGCAACAAACGATGGGCGGCGGCGTAAACGTGCGGTGCCTGATAAACCCGAACATCCGCATTAATGGTCTTATCCAGCTCGATCAGGCTTCGGTGTACCGCGCCGCGCTCGGCAATAGCGAAATCGCACAGTCGCCCGGTCGCATCACCGAAACAGAAGAGAACGGCAACCGTGTGCTGACAGGCACAACGTCACAGGCAGCCAGCATTGCGACGGATGGCGTTTATATCGTCAAAGCTATCGATTATACTGGTGACACCAGAGGTCAGGCGTGGTACATGGATTTGATGTGTTTCGCGCGTGGCAGCCGTGATTTAGTTAATACTAGTGCTATGCAAAAAACAAACTACTGAGGTACGGGATGTGAAACTCGTAATTTTTACCATTGCAGCATTATTTTCTTTCCAGGCTATTGCTGATTCTCAGTGTGGTGATTTCAAAATCCATTGGGCTGATGATGGCTTTGCTCGCGTAAACGGAGCTAAACCAGAATCGCAAAAAGTGACATTTCTTAAAAATGACGGTGATTATAACAACGTCAAAATTGAATGGCGTTTAGCTACAAATCAACCCGGACGATGGGTAGGCATGGAGTTTATTGGCCGTAATGGTAAAGCAATCCTGAATGCTCAGTGGCTGCAAGCAAATATGGATGCACCACGTCAATATGCTACTTACGATTGTATAAAAGTTAACTGACTGTTGCGTCGAGGAAAAAATGATTCGAATTTTACTTATGCTAGGGATGGTACTTACATCTTTCATTGCGAATGCAGAAGTTAAGATAAGTTATGATCAATTGACGGGTAGCCAGTCAGTGAAGGGGCTGAGCGACGCCAATCTTGAAGGGTGTGAACTTCATGAAGGTTTGGCAGTGGCAAAAGGAACACAATATTCTGATAGTGGAGCCACTATAAAATTAATCAGATTCCAAGGTGTTGGTAGTAAATTTTTTGTCATTCCCACGGGCTTTGAAGAGTTATCAAAAAATGATAACGATATAGTTAATAGCATGATTAATATTGGTGAACCTTATTTTATTAGGTTTACAGCTTGTGGTAGTGGTGGTTTTTTAAAGTTAGTTGACCTTTATAAGATAGGTTGAAATATATATTTTTAGTAAGCCGCATACAGCGGCTTTTTTTATGGGGTTTTTATGCCAATTCCAACTCAATCACAGATCGGCGGAGAGCAGCAGACCGCGCAGGCCATTGCCGATTCGGTGTCTACCCAGATGCGCGTAGCGATGCCTGGCATCATTCAGTCGTTCGATCCTAATACTGTTACCTGCACAGTAGAGGTGGCGCTTCGCGGTATTGTTGGCGATGGCTCTACCGAATTAAAACCGCTGGTGGATGTGCCGGTTATCTTTCCGCGCGGCGGCGGTTGCACGCTGACCTTTCCGGTAAAAGAAGGCGACGAGTGTCTGCTGATCTTTGCTGACCGATGCATAGATTTCTGGTGGCAGAGCGGCGGCGTTCAGGAGACCGTCGACCCGCGCCAGCATGACTTGTCTGATGCGTTCGCCATCGTTGGCCCGCAGTCGCAAGCACAGAAAATCAGCGGTATCAGTACTAGCGCCGCGCAGCTGCGAACCGATGATGGCGCGGCGTTCGTAGAGGTCGCCGCAGGACATAACATCACCATTAAAACGCCGGGCCAGCTTACGGCTACGGCTGAAGGTGGAACGACAATCACATCCCCGACTATCACGCTGAACGGCAACGTAACGATTAACGGTAACCTGTCTCAGGGAATGGGAGAAAGCGGCGGTACTGCGACGATGCTTGGGCCGGTGACGGTAACGAATGACGTAACAGCTTCTGGTATCAGTGTAGCCACGCATAAACATGGCGGAGTTCAGACTGGCGGGGGAGCTACCGGGGGGCCGCAATAATGCGATACCGACGAGAAGATGCTGACGGCGATTACACTTTCGGGCAGGGTGACGACACCTTCCTTATCGACAGTCCGGAGTGTGTCGCCCTGGCCGTAAAAACCCGTTTCGAGCTGTGGCGAGGTCAGTGGTTTCTCGATCTGACGGAAGGCACGCCGTATGTTCAGTCAGTGCTTGGTAAACAGCGATCAGATGTATACATCCTGGCTATACGCGAACGCATACAGGACACGCCGGGCGTTCTGTCGATTCTTTCCTTCGATACCAATTATGACGGCACCAGCCGCCGCGTCACTTTCACTTCCTCCATTGACACAATCTACGGCCAGACGACTGTAACAAGCGAGGCATAAATGGCTTTGAACCTCGACACGCTGGGGCTATCGGCAACGGTAACCGCCCAGGGGATTAGTGCGCCTGATTACCAGACAATCCTAGATACACTGAGCAGCTATTTCAGGCAGATTTACGGTAGTGATGCCTACCTCGAACCAGACAGTAAAGATGGGCAAATGGTCGCGCTGGTGGCTCTTGCCGTGCATGACGCTAACAATACCGCTATTGAGATCTACAACTCGTTTTCACCGACGACAGCGCAGGCCGCAGCGCTTAGCAGTAACGTGAAAATTAACGGGATCACGCGAAAAGTAGCGACAAACTCTACTGCTGACCTTCTGTTAACCGGTACGGCGGGCACTACTATCACGAATGGCTCCGCACGGGATAAAAACGGCATTATCTGGAATTTTCCCGCGAGTGTATCGATCGGCGTTGACGGTACTGTGCTGGTGACGGCCACATGTGCGAATAGCGGTTCGGTTGCGGCGATGGCCGGGACTATCACCACCATTAATACACCGACTCGCGGCTGGGTGTCGGTAACCAACCCGGCTGCGGCTACTGTCGGTTCACCAGCTGAAACCGACGCAGAGCTGCGCATTCGGCAGGGGCAAAGCGTCGCGCTACCATCGGTCACACCGTTTGAAGGCGTCGACGGTGCAATCGCTAACATTGCTGGCGTGACACGTCACAAACTGTATGAGAACGACACGGGGGCAACCGACAGCAATGGGCTGCCGCCACACTCGATTTCCGCCATCGTCGATGGTGGGGATGTTACCGAAATAGCCCAGACCATCAGGGGGAATAAAGGGCAGGGAACGGCAACCTACGGGACAACTTCTGTCACAGTGCCGGATACTTACGGTAATCCTCACGTCATCAGTTTTTCACGCTCTACCGATGTGCCAATTTTCGTAGCCATTACCCTGAAAGTTTTTACCGGGTATACATCTCAAATCGGCGAGCAGATCAAACAGGCTGTTGCCGACTATATTAATGGCCTGACAATTGGCGACGACGTTCTGCTGAGCCGTATTTATTCCCCGGCAAACCTTGGCGTGGTGAGCGGCGGGAATGCCCGCTATTACGATATTACCGACCTGCTGATCGGTAAATCGTCTGGCAGCGTATCGGCATCAAACATTGATATTGCCTATGATGCTTCTGCGTCCTGTAGCACTGCGAATATCAGTATCACGGTGACCTCATGAGCAAATACACCGAACTGATCACTAACTACCACGCTACCAAGCCACTCTTTTTTGACCATATAGATCTGAGCACCCGCCCGCTGATTGATGTGTCCGGCACTATGTCAGGGCTTGTAACAGCCTTCGATATCGATACGGCGGTCGGCGTGCAACTCGACACGCTCGGGCTCTGGATTGGGCGAAGCCGCATAGTCAGCCAGCCGATTACCGGCGTTTATTTTAGTTGGGACACAGAAGGGCTTGGATATGACCAGGGCGTATGGCAGGGACCATATGACCCGGATTCGGGCTATACGTCGCTGAGCGATGACACCTACCGCATCATTCTGAAAGCGAAAATAGCTATCAATAACTGGGACGGGCGGAACGACTCGCTGCCACCCATTCTGGACGCTGCAACTGCGGGCTCTGGCTTGAAGATGCAGATCGTCGACAACCAGGACATGACGATTTCGGTCTGGGTTTTCCCTGAAACTGATATTTCTGATGTGTCTCTCGAACTGATCGCCGCTATCAAACAGGGCTATCTCACCGTTAAAGCAGCTGGCGTATGGGCCGGTGATGTTGAAACGCCTTCGGTAGAAACACCGTCAGAAGGCTCTAAATTCTTTGGGTTTGATATGGATAACGAATACATCGGCGGGTTCGATGTTGGAGCATGGGGGACAATACTCTAATGGCAATAAACAACTTTAAACCTTTCGCGCTTGATCCGAACGCTAACGTCACCTCACAAGCTGACTGGGAAGCACTTCCGGCTCTGCTTTCAGGGTTTACGGCAGGTAAAGCATCCAGCGCACAGGTCAACAAAGCTATTCGGCAAGCCAGCTTTATCGCGGCAGCGTTGGCGCAGTACACCGCCAACAAAAGCGGGCTGGATGTGCTTGATGATGGAGACCTGAACGGGTTTATATCCAAAATGGGGACCGCTTTCGGGAAAGATTTCCAGGCGCTTGATGCCACGCTGTCGGCATTAGCTGGGCTCGCAACAGGTGCAAATAAACTCCCATATTTCACTGGAAATGATACAGCAGCGCAGACTGATTTAACTTCTGTTGGCCGTGACATTATTGGGAAAAATACTATTGCTGACATTCTCACATACCTTGGTTTGCAAACAATTAAACCCGACCCACGTTCCACTAAGATTTACTCCCCCGACCTGAAAAAGTTTCTCATGGTCTCAGATACTATCTGGGGGATGTGGAATGGTGAGTCAAATGCCCCGGTCGCGCTGACAATAGAGCAAGGGGGAACAGGCGAAACAACAGTCGATGGTGTGAAGGCGGCATTCGGAATCGACAAATTACAACCCAAAGGGAATTACGCGGATAAGAGCGCAAAAACGCCTCAGATTTTTAGTGATGCAATAAAAGCCAAATATGGTCTTGAAATAAAGGATGCAAGTGAAATTGGCTCGGTTTCTCTCTACGCCGCCAATAATGAGGCCTCAATTCATGGGTGGAGCGGCCAGAAGATCACCATTCCTGATAAAGCTGGAACAATGGCGCTGGCGGGGGAGTCTGTCTCGGGATTGCGTCTTTCGAGTCCACGTGAAGTAACCGTTACATCTGCGGATGCCTGGATTAATTTTTCAATCTCGGAAATTGTTGTGGGTATTTATATCACTCCAACGGCAGGTGGCGGCGCATGGGTACTTAACAAGGTAAAAGTCGCAACTCTGCAGGCTTTAATTAATGGAGCGTGGGTCAATGTCACTCAGTAAAAAATTTGAACGCTACACGCCAGTTGAACCGCTGTACGGGAATGTCAGCTATTCCAGAAACGCGGACGGCGACTGGTACGAACAACAGAAAAACTTTGCTGAAGATACGCTAAAAATCCTCTACGACGATGGCGGTCGTATTTCAGCGTTCACTCGCGATGTTTCGCAACTTCCAGACCCGACCGGTTTTTATGTTGCAGAGCTTAGCGTTAAAGCGATTGATATCGATAAGCAGCGATTTATCGGTGGCGAACTGGTCGAATATCAGAAATCGAAAGAAGAGTTAAAAACAGAAGCTGATGCTAAGAAACAGGCGCTTATTGCAGAAGCTACCCGTATGATCGCCCCACTTCAGGACGCGGTAGATTTGGGCATAGCTACTGATGCAGAAACCGGGGCGCACAATGCATGGCGAACCTACCGGGTCCAGCTGATGCGGGTTGACACAGAAAATCCAGAATGGCCTGCTAAACCTGTATAGGAACCTTTTTTATAACCCCTGATAACCTGGCGATATTTCGCCGTTTCTCCTGTTTTCATAACAGGAGAAATTCCCATGATTTACGGCTATGCCCGAGTATCTACAAACCATCAGGATACTGAACTTCAGCGCTCTGCCCTTGAGTTATCAGGATGTGATCACATTTTTGAAGAGCATGCAAGCGGGAGAAAATCTAATCGTCCGGTACTGAAGCGGCTGATCACCACTATGCAGGCTGGGGATGAACTGGTGGTCTGGAAGCTGGACAGGATCGGGCGCAACGTCCTGCATGCGTTGCTGATGTTCCAGCAGTTGCAGGAAAAGGGTATCAACTTCCGCAGTATTACCGATGGTGTAGATCTGAAAACCGCCAGCGGGCGCTACAATTTCCGCAATATTCTTTCTGCGGCACAGTACGAGTCAGACCTTAACAGTGAGAGAACTTTAGCTGGTCTGGCCGTCGCCAGAGCAAAAGGGCGAGTCGGTGGACGTAGGCCGAAGTTTACTGATGAACAGTGGAAAGAGATGGGAAGGCTCATCATGGACGGTGAATCTCGGCAGGAAATTTCAATTCAGTTTAATGTAGGGATCTCTACGCTGTATAAAAGATTCCCTGCTTTAGAGTAATGCTAAATGTCCACAGTGCGCGATATGCCATACGTGCTGTGGATGTATTCTTATCGTGTGTCATTTTTGTGTCACACGCCGTAAAACGTCATTCCCTTTCTTGCCTCATGTGCCATCGAGTTGTGCAATGTGAATGCGGAGATGTACATATAAAACAGTTAGTTAAATGTGATTCTACTAATTCGTAATGCGAAGGTCGTAGGTTCGACTCCTATTATCGGCACCATTAAAATCAAATTGTTACGTAAGATCTTATCATTCTCCCACCAAAAAATTATCTTAATGTAACAGCTGGTGTAAGTAAATTCTATCAACGAAGATCAATCTTATCTACTGACCAAAAAGGCCTGATAGGGCTTCGCTCACTATACATCCTTGGCTGCAGGTTTAGTTGTACACTACTCCTAAATTTAATGTGTTGGCAATGTGTTCAATAAAGCTCGAACAAATTAGCTCATTATGATCGGTTAATACTTCAACTTCTGGTTGCATGATTGTTTGTCCGTAAAAAGATAACGCGCCTGCCGGGTAGTAGCAGGCGCATTACGCAATAGGTAAACAAGGGAGGAAGTTCAGAAATGTAAATCGGGAAGGTTGTACGCAATGTTCATCGTACTACGTTGTTACGGCTTTGCCGCAACAAGCCAGTTGCCTGCCGTGCTCGCAGAATGTCTACAGCCCGGAGATAAGGGGATTGTTCCTGCCAGTTAAATCCCTTCCTGTCGATACGCACCAGTTCGTATTTTTCCACCAGAAAATTCACGGCATCGGCTAGGGTGATACCGGCATCGATGTGTTCCTTAATCACAGCCTCATTGCAGAATGGCGTGTCGTTTATTGTCAGACCATAGTGCTGTTCCAGCAGACGTGTCAGTAACATTTGCCAGACAGCCACGGGTGACAGGCAGGGCTTCGCCGCCCGCTGAGTTGTTGCAGGTAAAGTTTTCATGTTTACTCTCGTGAAGGTAATTAACTCTGAGTGGGGTAAATGGCGATGTATACGTAGCCGCAACTGCCAAGAGTATCGGCTTCGCAGGTGAAACCGTTGTGGTACAGGGTGACGCAGTGGGCGTGTTGGGGACTGAGTTCACCGGTGGTTAGCATCGACTCCATATGGCGGATAAAGTGCGGGCATGTTTCATCCAGCTTCCGGCATTCGGTGTCACTGAACCTGCCGGTGATGCTGGCCCTGTCAGCCAGATAGTGCAGTCGGTTACCCTCCTGCACCAGACGGGCTCCCAGGCGCGGCGTGATAGCCCGCTGCAGGCCCCTGGTAGGGTTGCTCATTACAGTTCTCCACTATTGCCAGTTCAGGGTGATGCTCATCAGGCAGGTATAGGGCCCATTGCGGTCCTGGCGGCGTTCGGCGTATACCGCGAGGACTCCGGCGATATCCGGAACGTCCCTGCCGGTGTAATGACAGACGCTACCGTGCCACTGGTATTTGCCGGTGCAGTAGCGAAAGATCCGGGACTCAGGATGCTGGCGGTATATCGTCATTGCCCGGCGTTTACTGATAATTTTCATGTCATACCTCACAACAGACCGTGTTCTGCGAACGAATAGATTTGCCTGCCACCGACAATCAGATGGTCAGGGACACGGATATCCACCAGCTGAAGCACCTGAACCAGTCGCTGCGTGAGGGTTTTGTCGGCCTGGCTAGGTGTCGTCTCGCCGGAAGGATGGTTATGCGCGAGTATCACCGCCGCCGCGTTGAAGTGCAGAGCACGTTTGACCACCTCCCGGGGATGCACCTCGGTGCGGTTAATCGTGCCGGTGAAGAGCGTTTCATGGGCAATCAACTGATTCTGGTTGTCCAGATACAACACCCGGAACTCTTCCCGCTCAAGCGCGGCCATATGCAGTCGCAGCCATTCACGTACGGCGTGGGTAGAGGTGAAGGCTACGCCGGGCTCATGCAGGTGGCGGTCCAGAGCCCTGAGCGCTCGCTGAATGAGACGCCGGTCCTGTGGCGTCATCTCGCCGGGTAAAAAGGAAAGCTGTTTCATCTGTTGCTCCTTCGGTCAGTCGATAATACGCAGAATGGCGTGAGCCTCTGGATGTTGCATGGCATACTCCCGCAGGCGGTAATAGTGTGCGGTCATCGCGTCACATTCTGTACGGCAGGCATGGTGGCTATACGCAATCAGGCAGACAGCAATACCTGCTGCTTCTGCACTCATTTGGGCATCGTTACCGTTCAGGCAGTTAAACAGACGCCATGTCTCATCGTTGTCAGGCTCGGGGGACATAAATGCGCCGCCATTGCTGAGGGTGTAGAACGACCAGATACCACCGCTGTAGCCCTCACAGAAGCGGTCCATCCAGGCGAAGATATGCGGCTCCAGGAGTAGCCACTGCGGGATAGCGCCAAAGTACTGTGGCCAGAAATCGATACGCTGTTCATCGGGTACCTGCGTGACGGTCAGTTCAAATTCGGGTTGGTTAGCGGGTGCGAGGTCGTGCTGCGTCTGTGTTGTCATGGGTATGTCTCCGTCAATAAAAACGCCAGCGGCGATGGCTGGCGTATGGGGATATAAAGTGTGTTCGGGGAGGTGAATGCGGGTAAATGCTTCGCGATCAGCGGGTGGCCGTGTCTGTACGGATGCCTGAGGTGCGGATATAGCGGTTAAGACCTTCACCGGCATCCGGCTCAAAGTTCCATGCCCGCCAGACCATCCGGCCTTCAGTATCACGAACCACCAGACGGAAGTGACTGCCCTGGTCGTCTTCGAGTGTGATATTGCTGTACGTGGTAGTGACCGCTTGCGCTTGTCTCCGGGTGAAAGGCCCCGGTGGCAGCAACACGGATTGGGTCATTTTCGGGCTCCTGATAAAAGAAAACCCCGGCAGCCTGCTAGCTGTCGGGGTGGATTTGCTGGGGAAGATACTACTATCAGTCGTTGCTGCAGTCTCCGAGAGTGGACAGAACTTTCTCAGCGTTCTTCCGGTCCGCAGTGAAGGTCCCTGCTTTGTGGTCATTGACGTAGACGTCGAACTGCCCGGCCTCAGAGATATTGCTGATGAAGTCAAACCAGGCGTTATCGCCGTTACGCCAGCCCAGGCTGGACGGAATAATGTACTGCTGGTGATCCATCACTACGGTGATAGTAGTGTCGTCATCGTGCGAACTGACCATCTTGTCATCGGCAAGGGTAAGAAAGACTGAATGCTGATAGAAACCATTCTGGTCCGGGTTCCCTGTGCAGTTGATGGTAAACGTCTTTCCGCTGGCTTCGGTCACGCTGTATTCCGTATTGCCCTGACCGTAACCCTGCTGCCAGAACCCCGGGATAGCAGAGGCATTAAAGCTCGCGAGCAGTACACCCGCCAGCATAAACCGACTTAGTGAAAGTATTGTCATTCTTGTCTCCTTTGTCGTTGTTTTATTCCTGGTTCTCAGGGTTTGAGGGTATCAGCAGTCGCCCCATCAGTTTGCCGTCATGGGCGTACTCAAAGTATTTTTCTTTGGTATACGGGTCCGTCACCTCCTGGTATTCCAGTTTGATGTTATCGGCAATACACAGCGCATTCATCAGTGGCTGGACGGTTTTTTCCTGCATATCCACGAGGTAGTAGTAACTGCCATCCTCGCAGCCATCGGGCGACTGGCGGGTACGTAAAACCTGCAAGGTGGGACCGGATAAGTAGTCAACCTGTGACCATTCTTCGCTGACATCATCCTGGTGGCTGACCACATCACTGAAACGCGGTGGGGTGAGGTCCTTAAATTTACTGATGGCCTTCAGGTCATCACTTCTGTCATCGCATGCGATGAGAAACAGAGTGGTGGCAACCAGCGCCAGCAGAGGCAGTGTTTTACGTTTCATTATTTTTTTCCTGAAATCAGACGAACCACTTTGGCAAAGACATAAATGCCCACGAAAATACCCACCGGCACGCCGACGAACGGTGTCAGTGCGACACTGGCCGCACCGGCTGCCCCTCCGCCCGTCAGCAGTGCGGCAACGGTGGCAAGGGTCAGGGCCGTGAGGCTGTCGGACACCCCGGTTTTGTTCAGAATGATGACGATGACAACAATGGCGATAATGGCAATAAATGGCATAGGCTCTCCCTGCGGATGAGTTGAGATAGACCTGCACTATTCCGGTGGGCTGTCGGCCGGAACAAACGCAAGCAGCGACTGCTGGATAAAGCGAAAATGGGGTAAGGCCTGAATAAACACCGGGTCTTCAACCAGACTGCACAGACTGTCGTTGCGGCGAAAAGACTCCTGCAGGGGCTGAACCAGATGGATTTCATTCAGGGTGAATACGGCGATATGTCCGTCGTGCTCTGCCACCAGATACCAGGCCTGCTGGTGGATGAGTAACCGGCAGGGAGCCAGCCGCTCACAGCGCTGCCCCTCGGCAATCAGCGTCACCCGCCTGCGCCCGGTAATGGCCTGAATCAGTCGCCAGAAAGACAATGCGCCTGATGGCGAAGGAGCCGGACTGGCGGGTGCGATTACGCAGGGAGACTCATCGCACATCAGCAGTGCGTTTACCAGACGACGGTCAAAGCCAGGGAAAAGACCGGCCATCCCGCTGCGGTGGGCAAAGATAAGCACGTCGGGCACCATCTGCGTCTCACTGCCCGCAGTACGTAAGCGGCAATATCCGGACTGATACTCCAGGTCCAGATACATCAGCCGCTCACGAAAATCACGCCGCAGCGTGCGCACCGACACACCAAACTCAGCGGCCAGCTTACGCACACTCAGTGTTTCCCCTGCCACCAGACGGCTGATTATCAGTGACAGCCTGACAGCCAGCCGGTCATGGCGGCGTTCTGCCTGTGTCATGAGACGTTCTCCGTGAAAGTTAACTGACTGAAAATGATGTGATTACTTTAAAGAGGGGGTCGGACAGGGTATGGACATCACAGAAACTATTTTTCATTTCTGCAAAAGCCAGAGGCAGCGGGGGTTACAGGCCATTCACTCAGTGAGTGAGGACCGCCAGCACGGTGCGATGCGGACAGGTGGTGTCCGATATTAACAAGGCGGCAACATTAAACGGTCACTGCAGTTGCGTGAGCATCGCTTCCGCCATCACCCACAGTGCCCGGTTAAGTTTCACGTCCCCGTCGATACCGCGAACGGCACGGGTATGTGACCGTCCTCCTTTGGCATTACGGCCACTGAGCCCGCCCTTAATCAGGTTCTCCTGAATACGCTGGTACGTGGTCCACAGGTCATTGCTCTCATCCTGCCAGCGGCGAGGGGAGAGGATCTGCGATTCAGTCACCGGCTGGTGGTCTTCACCAAAGCGGTATGTGAGGGCGGCTTTTGCCAGTGCCTGCTGTGCCGGGGGTGGCAACAGCAACGACTGCATGGCATCCCGTTTCTCCTCCACCCGGTCAAAAATCCCCAGCACCTCATACGCGCCTTCAATCACCTGACTCACCACGTCCCCCTTGTGTGGCACCCGCACCTCGCCAAACGACTCACCGCAGACGAGCCCGTTCTGACAAACCGCACGAAATAGTCCCGGCAGCATCTGGTACGAACTGCTGCCATCGTGAGAGTTGAGCAGGATTATTTCCGGCACCTGCTTACCGGTTATCTGTCCCTCACGCCGTAGACGCAGCATATGCTTGGTGTGTTCGCGACGCTCCGGATCACGCACACGGGTCTGACAGGCAAAGAATGGCTGGAAGCCTTCTCGCTGCAGGCTGTCCAGCAAGGAGATGGTGGGTATATAGGTGTAGCGTTCACTACGGGACTCGTGTTTGTCCTCGCTGAACACACTGGGCACCACGCGAAACAGCTCCTCGCGGGTTAACGGACGGTCACGACGAATAATGTTTGCAGCGCCAAAGCGCGAAGCCAGACGGGTCATAAGCAGACTCCTCATAACGGGAAAACAAATAAAGGGGATCCCCGTCGCATCGGCGACAGGGTCAGGGAAATAACAGGGATGGATTAAATACTCAGAAGAAGAAATCCCAGACGGCGCGGGCCACAGAGACCACGGTGGTGCGCACGGCCTGAATGACAGCCCGTACCGGGGCGGGTATCAGGGGAAAGGCACTGATGCTATCGAGTACGGCCCCGACGGTTTCACCAAAATCGCTACGAGCCTGTTCCCGGACTACCGTCGTGCGAAAGGAAGACTGGAGTTGCGACACCACCGGGCTGGTGGCCTCACGTGGCAGGCACTTAATCATTCGCTCGGCCATCACCCGCAGTCCCCACTGAAGACGGACCGACACGGCACACACCGGATGTACGGGCTGGAACAGCTCATGCAGCAGACAGATTTTACGGCTGATATTCTGCTTCTGCGCCGTGGACAACGGTCCCCCACCGCTGGTGGGTTCGGCCTTATCCGACTGGCTGATAACAAACAGCACCTTATGCCGGTATACCTCTCCAATCACCTGATGATAAAAATGTTCATCCACCGCCAGCGCCCGGTCATCGGCCTTAATCAGCCACAGAACCAGGTCGAGCCGGGGGAGTTGTTCGCGGTACATCGCAGCATACTCGGTATCGCGAGCACCACTTTCGCCCACGCCTGGCAGGTCCACCAGCGTCATATAGCGGTCGCCGACTTGCAGGCGAAAGCGCAGTGGCTCACGGGTACATGCAGCCACATCGCTGACCGGTGATATATCTCCGGCAAACAGGGCATTGCACAGACTGCTCTTCCCAACACCGGTTTTACCCATAATGCCGATCACTGGCTCGTAGCGGGTTAACTGATTTATCTGCTGCAATATACGTTCAGACACCCACTGTGGCAGACCAGCGAGCGATTGCTGAAACGGCTTCAATCCTTCAGAATTGTTCATTACTACTCCTCTGAAAAATAATACAAAAACGGCAGAATCGTGAGATTTCACCGTTAATCTGGTATGTTCAAAGGGATGATATATATCTGAAAATTATTAACTTGATCTACTTTTTGTCTTTTTTACGTGATGAAACAGCCTGCTGCCAAGCATGCTTCATTTTCTGAATAAAGAAATATTTTTCTTCAACTCCAGTGTCCCAACTATCCATGCATGCAATGATCATCTGTATTCTCATTGCAGTGTTATATGGTTTTAAATAAAAGGGGGTCATATTTTTATTTCTCAGATACTCCCAGCAATAGATAGCTTGCTTTTCATCTTTTTTATCTAGCCAGTCATAATCAGTAAGGAATGTATTATATTGCTCTAGCCATTTATCATGCAACTTACGAAAATAAGAAATTTTCTGACTTAAACTTACAGGAGCTAAATCAATAAACCTCATCAAAGTACAAATGCGTTCTTGTTCGGATGTTGTATTCGGGCTGTAGTTGTCGGGATCTGCGCCAGATGTTAAATAAAATCTACGCGAGTATTTTTCAGGTGTATCTCTATTTTTTTCTTTATTGCTAGGGGAGATTCCCATCTGCATTTCGGCTTGTACTTCATCAAGTGAGAAATTTTTAATTTCATCAATGTTTTCAAATTCAAAAAAGGATGCAGGAGTTGAGTTCGGGTTGTAAATATTATCTTGTGCAAAGATATTCACGCTCGAGGAGGTTTCAGGACTGATTCTGTTGTTATATATATACATTAAGGCAAACCACGATCCTCTATCAGAACCTTTGAAACAATCGAACTTCTCTTTGTCAATGATTTTGTAATGGAACTGTTTTTTCAAGTAAGTACGCGCACTTTGTATTGCTTCATTATTGAATAGGAATTTAGTGTTCAATATATGATTAATGAGTTTTTGAAATTCCTCAGGCGTGTCGAAATTACTCGCCTGCTTAATGTAATCTTCGTTGTAATACAGACTCAGAACGTAAAGGGAAAAGAACTCCTCTCTCACTTCGTCATACCTAAGCATGTACCCTCCAGTGTGATATCACATCTGTCCGATGCTTTCAAAAGTATAAATGAACCATGATGATTTGGCATCTGCAAGGTGACTGTTGACTGGTTTTTTGCTGATTTTTTAATGATAAAGTAGTGATTACTAACTGATTAGTAAGTGATTAATGGCTGGTTGCCTCCTGTGATTTTTCTGCCTCTGGTAAATTGGGGGAGAGTACTGATCAACTCACCACTCTGAATAATTTTCATGATTGCACTCTACAAAGTTTCGACATCCGTCAAATTGTAACGGTCAGAGAACAGCGTTACACGAGGTTTTCCGTATCTATGCATTCTTAGTTGGGTAGCTCAACTGCTCCTTCCAGATCTTTTTTTACGTCACACCCCATTCATGTGGAGGAGAAGGCGTGAACAATTAGTTATCGCCTGCTCCGGTGCTCTTCTCGCAATGGGACACTCAGCATGAAAACTAAACCTGCACTAATGGAAGATGAGTTCATCGATATGAAGTTTATCACACGCCTTACTGGCCTGAGTGATAAATGGTTCTATAAGTTGATACAGGAAGGGGTATTTCCGAAACCCATTAAGATGGGTAGAGCTTCTCGCTGGTTAAAAAGCGACCTGGAGGAGTGGTTGCAGGCTAAAATTAATGATTCCAGAAATTAAATATTTTGGACTGTGTTTATCAAATTCCATGCCCTTTTTGCTGCTTAATTTTAAATGACACTCTGATCATGCACCGTGATTGAAATAAGTTATAGCCACCCCTTAATCATTTTTTTCAGACGACATTAACTTCGGAGTAAATAATTTAACACAATGAAATATCAAACCGTATCTGGCCTGAATGTTGAGTATTAATACGTGACGGATTGTTAATATATATCAGTACATAAACCCCAATATTCCAGTAATACACACCTACGCAATACACACCAAGCAATTTAGTCAGCATCACCCAACTAACATCCAACACAAACTCAATAAGCCAGATTTGATACCACCTAATTACCTCAACCAT